TTGCGGCGAAGTGGATGTACATCGTGACGTGGTAGACGGCGTTCGCCTCCAACGTCGCCACGAGATCCGTGTCGTTGGCGACGGTCGTCGTAGACGCCCGGTCCTCGTTGGTGTTCTTCACGATGACGTCGGGCAGCATCGACTGCAGCAGCAGGCCAGTGAGGCGCTGGCCCGCGTAGATCGACGGGTAACGAGACACGGCGGGCCTCCTACAGGGACGTGTATGCCGGGTGGGCCAGCGCCACCGCAGCGCCGGAAGAGTGGGCTTTCGACACGCCGTTGGTCGAGCGGACGACGGTCATGGTCTGCGGGTTGATCAGCTCGAAGTTCTGGAAGCGCATGCTCAGCCCGGCGTTCGTGTTGCCCGTGTTGCGGAGGCTCCTGGTGCCGATGCTCGCCGCGGCCGTCAGGTCGCTGTCGGTGGCGGAGATCCGCCAAACGTCCGGCTCCTGGTCCGTCGTCCGCCAGATCCTCGTGCGGATCGTCGTCCCGAACGCCTGCAACCGCACCCGGCAGTAGGTCCCGGCGACATGGGTGATAGGCGTCGTGTACGTGCTGCCGAGCTGCGTCTCCACACCGGCCACGCGCTTCCTGAGGGTGAGTACGACCTGGTTGGAGGTGTTGAGGTCGACCCGGGCCATGTACAGGTTGTTGCTGTCGACGGCCCGCACGATCGGCCCCGTGTACAGGCTCGCCCCGGTGGCCAGCGCGCTGACCGCGCAGTCGACGACCAAGTCCACATCCGCCGACGGGGCCGCCTGCAACGTCAGGTGCGCGACCCCGGTGGCCGGCTGCGCCACCGAGCCCACGTTCGGGGCGGTGCTGTAGTCCGCGGCCGTGCCCACCACCGTCCACGTGCCGCCCGACTCAGCGGTGCCCCAGCCTGAGGCCGTGGTGCGGTCGAAGGTGTCGTAGATCGCCGACGTGCAGGCGTTGACGAGCATGGTCTCGCCGCCGACACGCACCTCGAGGGGGAACTCCTGCGGCAGTTCCGCGGCGACGGTGGGCCGCAGCGTCACCATGTCCGACCAGAGGATGTCCGTGGCTGGGGGGAAATCCGGCACCGTCGGGCTGCCGTTGGCGAACGCAGCCCCGGCCGGGGCGGTGGCGGTGATTTCGAACCACGTCCACTGGTCCGCGATGACCGCGAGCCCCTTCGCCGAGGTGGAGAGATAGTTGCCGCCCGCGTCGAACCAGTTGAGGTTGAGATCCACCGAGCGGGTGGTCTCGGACATTTGCCAGCCGGAGAGCGTGTAGTCACGGCCCTCGATGACGGGCCGCATCGTGGCGCCCACGTTGGGATACTGGGCGACACCGTCCGGCGTGAGCTTCAGCGACCACTCGCCGCCGAACGGGGCGTTGCCCGGGGTGGGTCCGCGCTCGGCGGTGCATCCGTTGCCCGTCCAGCCGGTCAGGTCCGTCTCGAAGTCGTAGTTCGTGATGAGCGACGGCGCGGCCTGGACCCACACCGGGCCCGTGGTGGTCCGTACGTCGACCGCGGTCTCCGAGGTGGTGAGGTCTTCGACGAGGACGCAGCCGTCGGTGTCCACCCGGTCGTACACGCCGTCCGAGCCGAGTGCCTCCACCGCCACGTGCCACGGTCCGTACGGCGTGCAGTTGAAGTCGATCACCCAGGTGAACTGGTCGAACGTCTCGTCGTAGCCCTGGGCCATCAGCTCGATCAGATCCGGCGGCAGCCACGAGGGCGGGTTGGCGATGTCCATGCGGTCGCCGATGTCGAGCGACGTGGCGGCCTCGATCATGTGCGGCGCAGCGGCGAGGTTCACCCTCACCCTCGGGTAGCGGGTCTCGTCCCACGTGCCGAGGTGGAGCAGCCAGCCGGCGTGTTCGCCGGTCTGTGCGTCCTCGTACAGGCTGCGGGTGGTGCTGTCGTCGTAGCGGCCGACGCCGTTCGGTGGGACCTGCGTCGACAGCGTGCCGGTGTCCAGGGTCCGGCGCGTGCTGGAGCCGCCGGTGCGCTGGACGGTGCGGTCGTTGCGGACGGACTGGTCGTCGTCCACCGGATCCAGGGGTGTGACGAGTCCGTCCGAGCCGGTGTAGTCCAGGACCATGGCCGGGGCCTGGTTGTACATGGACGGCCGGTCCCGGAAGCGGAACGCCGGGTACCAGTCGCGGGACTCGTGGAGGATGCCCTCGTCGGAGTCGGCGGCCTCCCGCATCAAGTCGAGGATCGGTGACAGCCCCTGCGCGCCCATCTGCTCCTCGCTGATCGACGCCGCGAAGCAGGGCATCAGCTCCTCCTCGCCGAGCCGGTACAGGCGCTCGGAGGTGACCTCTCCGGCCCAGGCAACCATCGCGCCGATCGTGTCGGCGAACGCCGAGTTGCTGCTGGCCACGGTCACGTGGCCGAGCGCTGTGCCGTTGAGGAGGCCGCTGAACCCGAGCCTCGCCTCGGTCGCGGCGCCGATCGTGTTCGCCGCCAGGGTCGTGGCGACGCCATCGCTGACGATCTCCTCCAGGCTGGACTCGTCGACGTACCAGACGAACAGCGTCGCATCGACGTTGGCGCCGTTCTGCGTCAGCTCGACGCCGATCTGCACGTTCTTCCCGTTGATCGCGACCGGGTCGAATCCGGTCGCGATGATCTGCGTGCCGTCAGCGTCGTACGCCCGCAGGTCCAAGTTGCCTGCGGTGTTGATCCACACGGCCCAGCTGCGGGCCGAGCCCGTCGTGACGATCGTGAACAGCCGGTCCGTGCTCGTCACACCAGCCGCCGGGACCGCGGCGAAGAACCTGGTGAAGATGTAGTTCGTCGCCGTGTACGGGGCGACCGCCACCCGCGTCGTGCCGAAGGAGAACGTCGGGAGCGGCGCCGAGGCCGCCCAGCCCGAGTACGCCGCAGGCGTCACCCCGCCAGCGGACGGAATGACCATGGCGGGTTGGCCGTCCAGGCCGGACGCGAAGCGGGTGGCGCCGCTCTCGTCCTCCATGGGCCAGTAGGAGACGATGCCCGTACGGCCGGCGTTCGTGAACTCGCGGTACATAGGGCTGCGGGCGGGGCTGGCGCCTTGGGACAGGCGCCGCATGATGCCGGATGCTTCAACCTGGCAGACGACGTCGTGCTTGGTCTCCCAACGGGGCGACCAGGACGACACCTCGCCCACGAACCGCGTCTTGCGGTTGGTGATCTGGGAGTTGCCGCTCATGGTCCAGGTGCGGCCTGCCGAGTCGGCGAAGCTCCCCGCGCCCACGGTCTGCGCAGCGAAGTTCGGGTTCGCCACCACGGTGCCGTTGATGCCGTTGCGGACCTCGGCGGCGTGCGCGCGGCCCAACGGCAGCGTGAACGTGAAGCCCGTGGCGTTGCCTATCCGCAGGCTCGCCGTCGAGTTGAAGATGCTCGTGGTGCCGGACTGGACGACCGGGTCACCGAGCTGCACCCACGGCCCGTCCATCGTCGCCGCGGTATAGAAGGTGACGGTACGCCCCGAGGCGCCGTTGTTGACGTCCAGGGTGACCCGCAGCGCCATCCGGCCACCCGGCCCCGGGATGGTCGGAGCGATCGTCGACGACGCTGACAGGCTGTTCGTGCCGTCCGCCGACCACTCGAAGTACAGCCGGCCCAGCCGTGTACCGAGGAACCACGACTTCTGTCCGGTGAAGCCGAACTTACCGATCATCTCCACGGTGGCGCCGGACCAGATGGGCGGGATCCAGTTCGCCAGCGACGCATCGAACCGCACGTCCAGGTCGCCGGTGATGTCCAGGGCCGCGGCGTCCGGCGTCTCCGCATAGTCCAGGGTGCTGGTGCCGGGCAGGTCGAGGTACGTCTCCCCGGTCATCACCGACACACGCACCGGGGTGTTGCGGCCGAGCTGCCCGTAGTACGCGCCGGCCGGGTTGCGGGGGGTGAACGCGCCGTCGTTGTTGTCCATCGTGAACGAGCACGTGGACGTGTCGACCTGCTGGCCCCAGTCCGACCGGCCGCGGCGGATACGGATCTGCTGCTCTTTGCGCACGCGCGACGTGAAGTCGGTCCACGTCGTGCCGAGCCGGTACTCGACCTTGATCGGCAGGGGCTCCAGAGGGAACGTCATCAGCCTGCCCCCTGACCCAGCGTCCGCTGTACGTTCCCGCCCCGGTTCGCGATCTCCTTACGGAAGGGGTCGAAGATCTGCTGCGCCACCACACGGCCGTCGAGGGTGATCGTCTGGTGCACGACGATCGGCTGCACCCCACCGCCGGCCGGGGTCGGCGCGTACCGTGCGCCGCCACGTTGGGGGGTGTTGAGCATGGACGCCCACGCCTGCTGCTGCATGCGGCGGGTGTCCGGCCCGGAGTACACGCGGGACCCGAACGGCAGGCGGACGAGCTCCGGCTCGTGCTCACCGACCATGGTCCACGAGCCGCGGGCCCCGCCTGAGGCGGCGCCGATGATGCCACCCGCGGCCTTCATGCCGAAGCCCTTCTCGATCATCTTCTCCATGGCCTTGGCGAGGTTGTCCATCGCCGAAGTGAGCTTCGTCTGCTGGCGGGCGAGCTTGTCGACGAGCTTGTCCTGCATGGCGATCGCCGTCTTGTACACCGCGTCGCTCGTGGTCTTGCCCGCGCTGGTGGCCGAGCTGTTGATCTGCCCTTGGAGGCTGTTCATGCTCTTGATCTCCGACGACGACGCGTTCATCAGCGCCCCGGCCGTCTCCAGCCCGCCGCCGTCGATGCCGGCCTCGGCGATCTGCTGGAGCAACGCGCTGGAGAGGCCCTTCTTCTGGAGGTCGGAGAGGGCCTTCGAGAACGACGTGGCCTTGTCGCGGGAGGCGGTGAGGCCGCCCATGACCGACGCGACCGTGACTGGCCCGTCGCCCTGCCGCTTGGTGATGTTCGCCGAGGAGAGGATCCCGGACTTCACCGAGTCGGACAGGGACGCGGCGGCCTGCTTCAGGGAGTTGAGCTTGTCGCGCGCGCCCTCCAGGGACTTGGTCACCGAGGTGAGCTGCTTCTCGTAGGAGAGGAGCTTCTTGCCCGTGGAGTCCAGGGCACGGAGCAGGTTCTTCTCGGTACTGCCGTGCGTGGCCGCGCGGATCTTGCTGGCCCACTGGTTCAGGCTGTTGATCAGCGACGACAGCGAGTCGGGCTTCGCGAGCGCCGAGCGGAACTCGGAGCGCTGGTATCCGCCCATCACCCCGAAGTGGGAGATGGTCAGGCCGCCGCGGGCGTCCTTCCGGGCCTGCGCCTCCGCCTTGGTGACGCCGCCCTTGGCGAACCACTTCACGGCACCGCCGAGGATGCCCACCGTCTCCTCGGCGATCTGCCGAGAGCGGGGCCGCTTCGACGGGTTGAGCGGAATGTACGCCTCCCCACCAGTCTCCGGCTCCGCCCACACCCGCCACGCCCCGGCCGGGGCGATCTGTGCGGTGTGGTCTTCCACGCCGCCGTCGGCGAAGCTGCGGAAGAGGTTGCCGTTCGCGCTGAAGCGCGGCTGGTTCTGCGACTCGACCCTGCGCTGGTACACGTTGATGTAGGCGGTGCCAACGACGCTGCCGCTGATCGCGCGGACCGCAGCGTTGAAGAACCCCGTGTTGGCGGCGACCGGCACCTTCTTGCCCGGGAAGCGGGTGCCGTTCACCTTCGACGCGGTACCGAAGAACTGGCGTGCGTCAGCGGTGATGGACGCCTCGGCCTTCTTCCGGTCGTACGCGTCGAGCTTGCCGCGCGCGTCCCGCAGCGCCGCCTCAGCCTGGCTCTTGTCGGCGGACAGCTTCGCCTTCCGCTCCGCAGTGAGGCTCTTGTCGTTCAGCTTCTCCTTGATGCTGTTGAGGTTCGCCTCGGCCTGCTTCACGTCCAACTTCAGCTTCGCCCGGCCCAGCTTCTCGTTGGCCGTCGTCGCGAACTCGCCGATCTTCCCGTTGACCCCGTCCAGGGTCTCCTTCGCCCCCGTGGCCCACTCGTCGAAACGCTCGTTCGACTGCTTCAAGGCCTCCCCGATACCGGGAATGTTCCCGAACGCCATCGCCAGACCAGAGATCACGAGGTCGGCGGAATCGATCGCCGTCTTCGCCATCAGGGTGAAGCCCGCGCTCAGCAAAGGCAGCCACTGGATGCCGGTGTTGACCATGTCGATGATCGTCTGGCCGACCATGTAGAACGCGCCCCGGATCTGAGCCTCGTGCTCCTTCGCCCAGTTCGACAGGCCACGGAAACCCTCACCGAGGGTGGAGACATCCACACCCGCCACCGCGAGCAGCGACTCGACCAGCGCCCCGCCGAGGACGGACGCCAGGTCCCCGGCCACTTCGAAGCCGATCCGGCCGACGTCGTTGAAGGTGCGGAAGACGTCAGCGGCCACGTTCATGGCGGGCTGCAGGCCTTCCATCGCCCCCTCGAACACCGACGCGAAGCCCTCCAGCGCCAGGCCCGCGCCACGGAACATCTCGCCGAGCAGCGGCCCGAACGTCTCAGTGAAGCTGCCCGCGATCTTGCCCAGCGACGGCAGCAGCGAGTCGTTGATCAGCGACGCCAGACCGCCCAGCAGCTCCGACGAGCCACCGATGCCCTGCTCCAGCCCGTCGAACATGCCCGGCAAGCCCGTGTCGAGGAACCCGCCCAGCAGTGAATCCCACGCGTCCAGCGCCGGCTGGCTCTTGGCGCCGAACTCCAGGAAGGCCTGCGTGAACGAGCCGATGCTGCCGGCGAAGTCCTCGAACCACTCGCTGCCCATCTTCACGTTCGTCAACAGCGCCGACTGGAACGCTGGCGAATCGGCGAACCGGCTGGCCTTCTCCGTGATCCGGCCGAAGGTGTCCGCGCCGATCTCGATCACCGGAGTGAGATCCTTCATCGCCCCCTTCAGGGAGCGCACGGCCTTCTCCGTGTGCGGAGCGACAGCTTTCTCTGCGACCTTCCGCCAGTCCTCGAACGCCGGTTTGAGCTCCTTGGCCTTCTTCTTCAGGTCGTCGAGCGCCAGCGCCCCGCCGCCGACGACGGCTGTCATCCCGAACAGCATCGGGCTGAGGGCGCCGATCGTCGGCAACAACGACGCGCCAAGAGCGACTGCCGTCCCGATCAGCTGGCCCCGCAGACCCATGCCGCCGCCACCGCCGCCGAAGGCGTTGGAGGCGTTGGAGGCCGACACCGTGAGGGTGCCGAGGCTGCCACGCAGGTTCCGCAGATCGCCCCCGGTGTCCCGGCTGGCACTCCCCAGGTCGCCCATCTGAATCGTGAGGTGCGCTGCGGAAGAGGTGAGGTGCGTGAGACGGCCCTCGGTGTCGTCCGCGCGCTGCCCCAGGCGGCCAACCGCCGTGGCGGCACGACTCGCTGCGCTGCGCAGTCCGTGCAGTTCCCGTGTCGCGTCCTCCGCTGCCGCCGCGAGCCGCTGCAGCGACACCGACGCGGCCACGCCCGCCGCTGCCAGCGTCGTCAGAGAAGTGGAGGCGCGCTGAGCAGCCATATTCAGGCGCTGCACAGCGCGCGCCGAGTCGCGGATCTGCCCGGACTGATCGTCGAACGTGAAGCTCAGACGGATCGGGGACTCTGCCCGCAGGTCCCGGACGCGGCCCGAGATCCGAGTGAACCCGGCGGCCGTCCGGTCGTCCAGGCCGACGGAGATGTCCGTACTAGCGGCGGCCCGAATGGCGGTCATGGACCGCTGGATGGAGGCGAACCCGGCGACCGTGCCGTCATCGAGGCGTACGGCAACGTTGATGTCCCGCGCGGCTGCGCGCAGCGCGGTCAGGGCCGTGGTTGCTGAGCGGGCCCGGTCGCGGAGGGTGTTGAGGGAGTTGTTGACGGAGGTGAGCCCGGTGCCGGTCTGGTTGGCGACCCGTACGCGGATCTCGATGTCGTTACCCACCGTCAACACCTCCCTCTGGTGTGCCTAGTTGTTCGATCTTCAGGAGCCGGAGCAGCTCGACGTCCTCTTCCAGCAAGGACGTGAGCGTGTAGCCCGGGAACCGCTGCAAGAGGCCGAGAATCAGGCGGGCACGGCCGAGCTCTGCGGGCTCTCGGACAGTGCTTCCATCGGAATTGACTCCACCGGGGACGGCTCGCCAGAGGGCGAGCTCTCCGGCAAAGGGTCAGAGACTCCGCTCTGCGTGCCCTGGAGAGCGTCGAGGATCTCCATCACGAACGTGGCGTCCTGAGTGCAGACGCCCTCGAACGTCGCCGGCACGGGTTCGCCCGTGTCCGGGTCCTCGACGTTCCACTCGTGGAGGAGGCCGGCCATCATCTCGAAGACGCGTCGCCCGTAGCCCTCCTTGCCGCGGAGGTCGTCGAGTTCGAGTTCCTCGCCGACGGTGAGGCCGCGCATGGTGACCTCAAGGCCATCGTGCGTGGTGCCTTCGAAGTCGAGCGTGATGATCTTCCGCTTCGGCTTGTATCCCATGCGTCAGCTCCAGGTGGGGACGGTGCCGTCGGCGAGGGAGCCGGGCGCGGACCAGGTGAGTTCGCCGCTGTCGGAGCGGGTCAGCTGGTAGTCGGAGAACAGCATCTCCATGTTCAGCGAGACGCCGTTGACCGTGTTCGAGCAGGTTCGTGCCACGCTGGTGCTGGACACGGTCTTGAACACGTCGTGCGCCCGGTTGCTGGACGGGTTGAACACGCCGTTGTACGTCACGCTGGCGTCAGCAAGCAGCAGCAGTCGCTCGTTCGCGGACTTGTCCACGCCGGTGACGTCCTGGACGCCGCGCGGCGTGGACATCTGCCAGTTGGTGATGTCGTTGCGGATGTCACGCGGCGTGCCGCTCGCGTCATCCACTGACAGTGTGGTCTGGCCGAGACCAGTCGACTTGGCCATGGGTGATCACCCTTTCTTCTGCTCGTCGGCGAGCCTCTGCTGGTGCTCGGCGAAGTCCTCAACCCAGTTCTCGGCCCGCTGATGCAGCCGGGCCTTCGTGCCGCGCGGGTTACCGCGGTGGTCTCCGTCGCGCACCACGTACAGCGGCGGCCGGCCGATCGGCGCCCGGTGGGTGGCCGCCTTGAAGCACGCCTGGCCGGCCTCGAACACCAGCCATGTCTCGCCGTCTGCGACCCGCTGCTCGACGTGCTTCCGGCCCGAGGTGCGTGCCGCCTGGACGAGGTCGGGCGTGAGGCTCTCGACGCGGACGCGCCAGCCGTTCTGGTAGTGCTCGCAGCCGACCTCTGCACAGGTCGCCTGCCGGGTGTGCGTCGACAATGGGGAGACCAGGGCGTACGTCTTGTAGGCGTGCGCGGGCATCAGCGGATCGATGCGGAACAGCTGGGCGTTCATCAGAACGTCACCCCCTCGATGTCGTTCTTGATGAAGTTCACGGCGAACGCCAGCTCGGTGAAGCCGCCGGTGGTCTCGGTGATGACGCGGACGTAGCGGCGGATCGTGTCCGTGTTGGCGATCGCGATCCGCTCCGACGCCGGCCCCGCTGTGATCTCTGTGAAGGCCAGCCCGGCGACGTCCGTGAACGTGGCGTTGTCGGCGCTGTCCTGGATCTTCACCGTGGCGTCCGTGCCATCGAACGCGAACACCTGCAGATACGCCTGGCCGCCGAAGTCGGCAGACGCCGTCGTGTCGATGCCCGTGCCGTCGGTGGCCTCGGTGTCGGTGCGGACGCCAGCGGTGAGTTGGCGTCCCCACTCGATGCCGTAGCCGTTGGCCTGCGCCGACACGGTGAAGGTGATCATGCCGTCGTCGCCGCGCTGCGGGTCGTACCCGACCTGCTTGCCGACGAGGGACGCGGCCGGATCTCCGAGCCCAGTGCCTCGGCAGTAAGTCATGAGCACGTCGGTACGAGGCAGCGCGGCAAGCTTCTCGTGCGTGGCGCCGTTGACGGGGTCGGACTCGAAGAACGTGGTCATCTCGAACCGGCCGTCCAACAGGCCACCGACTCGGACGTTGGCGGACTTATCGATGCCGGTCCTGTTGAGCAGAGCGGGGCCGCCTCCGATCGCTCCAAGCTGCTGGATGTCGCCGGAGGCGTTGAACCCGGCGATGTACAGGTTGTCGCCGAGGCCCGAGGTCTTGGCCATTACGGCGCCTCCGTCCATATGTCGTTGACGATGCAGGGGAGCGCGATGTCCATCACGCGGTACTTGGTGCCGTCCTGCTGGAGGTAGCCGGCGCGGACGTCCAGGGGTTGGCCGTGGGCGCCGAGCAGGTCGACGGCGCGGACCAGGCCGCCGAGTTCGAAGTCGCCGGCGTAGGCGGTGCACAGGGCGTCGACGGCGGCGACCATGGTGGGGTCGATGGCGTCGGGTGGGTCGAACATGGGGCTCTGGGTGCGGACGTTGAACACGACCAGGGCAGTGACGCTGTCGAGCCCGGAGGAGCGCAGCGCGGTGATGCGGTCCGCCCACACCGAGCAGGTGAGGCCGTGGCCGGGCGGGTTCTCCGGCTCGTGCTGGTTGACCCGCTCGTAGTGCCCGGAGGCCATGGCGTGGGAGACGACCGCGTTGAGGAGGCCCTCGATGTTCAGTGCCATCGGTCAGCCCCCCATCTCGGGGAGATGGCGGCGTACGGCGTTCTCGGCGATGGCCGGGCCGCGCGCGGCGACGAGGGCCTTGGTGCGCTTCCAGTGCCAGTACCCGGGGAACCGCGTGACGGGGCTGTTGCGGGAGCCGACGCCCTCCAGCCACGGCCCGTACACCACGCCCTGGTCGTGCACGCGGGACGTGTCCGCGCTGAGGCGGGTGGTGGTAATGCGGGACTCGTAGTAGCCGGTCGGGTGCCGGAATGCGAGGCCCATGAGCGTGAGCGCGTACGTCTCGGCGAACTCGGCGATGTCCTCGCGTGCGTCATCGCACGCCTCGTCCATGGCACGCGCGGCACGGCCGTCGAACAGCGGACCGTCGAAGGTGATCTCAACGCTCATACGGACCTCACCCGTGCCTTCCGGCCAAGCGCCTCGTACGCCTGCGTGCGCAGGCTGGCCAGGGCCGTCTGGTCCATTGCCCGCTCGCTGGTCCCGCCGTCGCCAGTCCGCCGGGTGCGGGAGTAGCCGCCCTGCTCATTGGTGAGCCGGTTGACTGCCTCGGCGATGGCCAGGTCCTGGACCAGGCCGGGCGGGTCCCAGCGGACGACCGGTGCGGCGTCGGCGTGCGTGGCTGCGGTGGTGCCGAGCGCGCCCCGGGCCACGGTGAGGGTGCGCGGTGCGTAGATGTCGACGCCGGCCGCGTGTGCGGCGAGCACCGAGCCGTCCCAGCCGCGCTTGACCGTGAGGGTGTTACCGGCGATGTCGACGACGAGCATCCGCTCGGACTCGACCAGGAGCACCTCGTCGACTGCGTAGGCGCTGCCGTCCGTGACGGCCACGCTGACGCTGTTCTGCTGGGCGGTCAGCCCGGAGCCGCCGACGTTCTGCCCGGTGTCCGCCATCGTGCGGTTGGTGACGAGCAGGCGCTCGTCGTCGATCCGGAGGACGGAGCCGACACCGACCTCGGCGGAGGCTGCGGCGTCCACGGTGAGCGTGGTAGCGGTCGTCGAGGCCACGGCAGCGCCGAGCGCGCCCACGGTGCTCTCGTCGTTGCGGTAGCCCCACAGTCCGGTCACGGTGATGGCCCGCTGGTGCGTGTCGCCGGAGGAGAACGCGGCCGGCGAGTCGAGGTCGATCTCCAGCCGGTTGTAGGGGGGCCCGTACGGCTGGGGCTCGAGGAAGTAGTCGGCCGCGGCGATGGTCGTGCCGCCGCTGCTGAGGGTGGTGACGGAGATGAGTTCGTTCGCGTCGAGCCACAGCCGCCACAGGCGCCCCGTCTGCGGGCCCGGGTAGTCGAACGACTTGGTGGCGATGGTCGGGGCGAACGTGCGGTGGCACAGGGCCTCCACGTCCCGCGACGCGGACTCCAACGCCCGGTCGACCTGCCGCGCGTTGCGGGCGGTCAGCTTCACGTCGAGGGCGCGCATCACGTCCTCACGCGTCGCGAACCAGACACCCATCTCCAGTCACCTCCTCTCGTGGTCTCGTCGCAGGTGGTCGATCAGACGGGCCATGCGCGGTGGCGGAAAATCCGGTCACCGAACTGCCACCAGGACGCGCGGAACGTGCCCCTACCGGGGACCGTGTAGGCGGTGCGATGGAACCTGGGCATCGCGTTCACTCGCTCTCTGTGTTGTCGTCAGCGGATTCGGTCGCCGACGTACCGGCCTCCTGGCCGCCAGCCACAGAACGGGCAGTAGAGCCCGTCGTCCGGGCCTTGCCGGAGCGGCTCCCCGTCTTCCGGGCAGGCTTCCGGGTCTCGGCTTCGCTCGTCTCGGGCTTCGGCGACGGCTTCTCGGACGATGTCTCGGAACTGGTCCCAGCTGATACGTCCTCACCGCCCTCGCCTGCGACGCTCGGCCCGCCGTGGCGGGTGATCTTCGGCATGTGGTTCTCTCCCATCCCTGCGGGCACGGCGGCCTGGATACCGAGCGCCGCCGCGGAGCCCTGCTCCGCGTGACGCTCCGACCCGCAGTGGGGGCACCGAGGCACCCCCACCGCGAACGCGGCCGTGCAGTCCAGACAGACCCGCAAACTCACAGCGACGCCGCCAGCGAGGCCGGAGCCCGCTCGACCAGCAGGTCACGACGCAGGTAGAGGATCGCGCCGAGCTGCGCGTTCGTCCCCACGTCCGCCACGTCGAGGGAGACGTGGGTGTAGCCGTCGGACAGCTGCGCGGCGTCCACCTCGATCACGATGACCTGCTGCGACTCGGCCGACGTGCCAGCGCCGCCCGGGTCCGCGATGGTCGCGGCCGCGGCCTGGGTCACCTTCGACCACGCCTCGGTACCGGCCAGCGTGGTGGCGGACTTGAGGTAGTAGTGGTCGATGACCGCCAGGTTCGAGGTGGTGCCGGAGCTGGCGGCGGTGTGCTGCTTCAGCGTCAGCGTGGGGTCGTCGCCGGCGGTGCCGGCGGCCTTGAAGACGACGATCGTGAGACCGCCGCAGCCCTTCATTGAGACGCGCTTGCCTGTGACGGCGGCGCTGGACATGTCGACGGGGACCGCGCCGACGCAGACGTCGACCAGCCGCCCGAGTGCTTCCATGGCCATGAGAGGTTTCCCTTCCTTCCTTGGTGCGGGTCAGGCGGCGAGCTTGACGATCGGGGACAGGGTGGAGCCGCCGTTGGCGGGGGTGATCGCGGACTGGAGCCAGGGGCGGCCGTCGACGCGCTCGATGATGCGGAACGCGATCTCGTCGGTCTCGAAGTACCGCTCCTCGGACTGGCGGGCCTGCATCGCCTGCCGGTCACCGATCAGGTAGAACCCGAAGTCCACGAGGCTGAGGTCGCCCGCAGAGCCGAGCGCCGGCACCTTCTCCGTGATGACCACCGGTCGGCCGAGGATGTTCATGGGCAGGTTGTCGATGGCCTGGCCGCCGGACAGCCACAGGGGCGGGGATGCGATGCCGTCGGTGCCGCGGGTCATGGCGAGCTGCGCGAGCTGCGGGATCGCCGACGGGGACGCCAGCCACACGGCCCGGCTGAGGGACTGCGGCAGCATCCTCGCGTACATGTTGACCACGTCGGCGAACTGGATCTGCGACGACGTGGTGCGGGTGACGCTGATGGCGGCGTTGCCGTTGAGGACGCCGAGGGGCTTGCCGACGCCGTCGCCGGTGAGGAACGCGGTGTCCTCGAAGAACGACAGGGCCTCGGGGAACATCTGGCCGATGAACGCGTCGAAGGACACGAGGCTGTCCTGCATCAGCTCGGACGGCACCTTCGCGAAGCCGGTGAGCTTGCGGGCCTCCAGCACGATCCGGGAGAACTTCGCCTGCGACTCGGTGAGCTGGCCGGACTCCTCAGTCCAGTAGCCGACGATGCCGCCGTACACGGAGTTGGCGTTGCTGGTGGAGTCGATCGCCGGGAACGGGACCCGCAGCGTCTCCATCGGGATGACACGGGCCCGGGGCCGGACCACGGAGGTCTCCAGGGAGACGCGCAGCAGCTCGGAGCGCAGCGTCTCCGGGATGAGGTAGCCGCCGTCGGAGGGGATGTCGCTGCTGTAGTTCTTCAGCGAGGCGAGCTTGCCCGCGTCCTCGGCGTTCAGCTCGTTGCGTCGGGCGATGCTGCGGAACAGTTCACCGGTCGAGTTGAACGCCCCGTCGTACTTGGCGCCCTCGGCGGCCTTGTTGAACAGGCCGCGGCCCTGGAGCGTGGCGTCGACGGCCGCGTAGGGGTCGGCCGCCTTGGCCGCCATGTCGGGGCGCTTGACGTCCTGGCCGTTCTCTCGGAGGAAGTCGGCCATGCCCTTCTGGACCTGCTCGTCGACGATCCGCTTGAGGTCGGTGCCGTCGCCCTGCTGCCGCTCGGCGTAGGCGGTGATGAAGTTCTTGAGGTCCTCGGGCGAGCCGACGACGTCCTTCGCCTTGGCCGGGTCCGCGAGCATCTCAGCCAGCTCGTCGGCGTTGCGCGGGATGGTGGGTGTTGCCACTGGTGCCTCCTTCAGGCTTCCGTCGCCGCGCTGGACGACGCCGTGGTGGTGAGGTTGGAGACCAGCACCGACCACGCGTCGGGCTCGTCCTGGGTGAGGTGAGCAGTCAGGGCCGCCCACTCGTCTACGGGTTCGGCGGCGGGCGCCTCCGGTTCCGGCACGACGGCCGGCTCCTCGGGGGCGGGTTCGACGGGCGTGGTCTCGGCGGGCGGCTCGGGCGGCGCGGCGGGCCCTGCCTGCTGGCTGGCGACACTCGCGCGCAGCATCTCGGTGAGCTCCTTGCCGAAGGTCTCGCCGAGGTTGAAGGTGAGCGTCACGCCCTGCTCGGGCGCCGTAGTGGGCATCCCGCAGTCCGTACCGCCCTCGCCAACGGAGGCCGTCTCCACGACACCACCGGTGGCCCTCGGGCCGGTGTAGCCGTAGGCGGCGAGGTCCCAGGCGCGGGCCATCTCCGGCTCGGGCTCCTCGTCGGGCGCTGTGGGGGTGCCGGCCTTCGGGGCCTGGACCGCTTCGTCGGCGAGGCCGTTCTCGACGGCGTCCTCGGGCAGGTACCAGGTCTCGGCGCGCATCCGCTCGCGCCACTGCTCCCGGGTGCCGCCAGCCCTCTGCGAGTAAGCGTCGGCGATGTTGTCGGAGATCAGGTCCAGGAGCTCGGCCATCTCCTCCATCTCGGCCGCGTTACCCCAGCACAGCCCGGACGCGTCGTGGATCATCATCATCGAGTTGGGTGCCATCTCGATGCGGTCACCGGCCATCGCGATCACGCTGGCGATGGAGGCGGCGACGGCGTCGACCTGGACAGTGACGCTGGCCGGGTGTGCCCGCAATGCGTTGGCGATGGCGATGCCCTCGAACACGCTGCCGCCGGGCGAGTTGATCCGCACCCGCATCTTCGGCGAAGTGATGCCCTTGAGTTCAGCGATCAGCTCGTCGGCCGTGTTGCCGAACCATCCGCCGATCTCGTCGTACAGCATCACCTCCGCCTCGTCGGCGTCGGCCGCGTTGGTGATGCGGTACCAGGACCGGGCCTCGATGCCGAGTCGCTCCCGCTCCCGCTCGGCCTGCTCCCGCTGACGGGCCTGGAAGGCGGCCGCTTTGCCGGGCATGACGATGTTCACGGCGCCTCCTCGGCGGGCGGGGTCCAGCCGAGCCGGACCAGCAGATCCTTCGTCGCTTCCGGCAGGTACGCGCGGACCTCGTCGAGCTCCGTCGGGATCTCCTCGGCGATCACGTCGAGAACGGCTGACGGCATGTCCCCGGCGCGGACATAGAGGGTCAGACCGAGCAGGGCCCGTGAGACGTCGACACCGTCGAGTTCGACGACTTGGCCGCCCCGGTCGGTCGGCGTGCTGATCCGCAGCGTGCGCGGCTTGTCGACGCTCACTCGTCGTCCTCCGTCTTGCGTCGCTTGACGACCTTGCAGCGGCACTCATTGCCGAACTCCGCACCCGTGCAGTGCACGTAGCCCGAGCCGCCCGGGTAGTCCTTGTAGGCGGCCGCGCGGTTGCGGTAGAGCTGGCCGTCGTTGTCGCGGCACGGCTGGCAGGTGTTGTCGTCGATGACCGCCACGGCCTGCCACCGCTGCGCCGCCTCGATGTCCTCGCCGGTGAGCCCGGCCACCGTCTCCGCCCACACGTCCGACGGCTCCTGTTCGGCGGGCGCGGCGTCGGGCTTGGCCAGGGCGCGGCCCCGGCGCGCAAGCTGCGCCGGCGGCGGCGTACTCAGGTCCAGCCCGGCCCCGGCACGGTTGAGGATGTCGCGGGCCTCTTCCCAGGTGATGCACACGTCAACGCCGAGGTAGATCGACTGGATCATGTCGCCGAGCTCACGCGGGCTGATCGTGCCGTCACCGCCCTGGGCCGCCGCCGTCTCCATCTCCGGCAGGCCGACCGCCGAGAGGATGCCTTCCGGCGCCCACATGCCCGTCTCGGCGAGCGCCTTGGCGGCGTTGGCCCGGGCGGTGAGCGTGGCGGCTTCGGTCTCGGGGTCCGGCGGGACGGGGTCGCAGTAGTCGAACTCCAGGCCCTTCGCGGCCGCGCCGAACATCGGCAGCAGCTCGTGGTTGAGCGCGGCCTTGATGCGTTCGAGGCGCGGGATGGTCTGCTGCTCCGCGAACCACGCCTTCGCCGCCAGGGCGCTCGCGCGGTTGATGTCCTCGAAGTCGCCTATGGCGCTCTTCGAGATGCCGTACGCCTCGCGGACACGGTCGGCGGTGGCGCCGCGCAGCTCCACGAACTGCATGTCGCGCTGGCTGATGGTGCGGTCGATCCACTTGCCGTGCTCCAGGATCGCCACCCTGTGCGCGTTGCCCACGCCGCGGTGCTGCTCGTTCCAGCGTTCCCGCAGCTCGTCGAACTGCTGGTCGCTGAGCGCGCTGGGGACCTCGATGATGCCGCCCGGCTGCGCACTGTTCACGAAGAACGCGCGCGACCACTCGGCCGCATAGCGGGACGTGTCGAGGTCGGGGAGGATCGACAGCACCGGCGACAACCCGCGGTACGGGTCGAGGGGGTTCGGCCGGCGCAGCTGGATGACCTCGTCGAGCTCCAGCGGGATCTGCTCCCCGTCGGGCGACGTGTACACGTAGCCCTTGAGGAACTTCTCGGGGTCGGGGACCGGGGTGATGCGGTCGGGGCGGACGGGCCACATCTCCAGCGGCACAGAGAACCCGGCCGCGCGCGCGACGACCCACCAGGTCTCGCCGGTGAGGTCGTAGTGCTGCGTGGAGGACTCGACGAACTCCTGCCGCGGCATGAACGCGTTGGGCTTGTTCCACAGGTCGAGGGCGGCGTGGGAGGTGACCTCTTCGCGGTCCTCGACCCGGCCGCTCGTCGACTTGCGGTAGAGCTTCCAGTCGACGAGGGCGGTGGCGTTGCTGGTGCGGTCGACGATCGCGAACAGGGTCCCGACTGCGGACATGGCGCGCATCTGGCCCTCGGCGGTGCGGCTGCTGCCGAAGATGCCGTAGCTCTGCGCGCGGGAGGCGAAGGGGACGGGCGTGGTGGCCGTGCGGGCTACGTTGGAGAGCGCGCCGAGGAGGGTTCTGGCCACCTACCCTCCCCTCGTTCACTCGCTGCCGTAGCACCGCCAGTTGAGGACGAAGCACCCGAGGCCGAGCGCGACGAGACCAGCGATCAGGTGCCACACCATGGCGGCACTCGACAACAGAATGATCCCAGTCATGTCAAGCAGGATCGGCATACTCCTATTCAGAACTTGCCTCCACCTGCGCATGCGATCCCTGGCGCGGGTCTTCATGCTGGTCACGGGCGTCTCGTCTCCTCGATGGCGGCTTGTAGGGTCACGACAGTCTCACAGCCAACGCACCCGAGGACGACCACCCAAGTCCCGGGCCGCGACCATGTACCGCAGGGCGTCACAACCGTGGTCGTTCTGCTTCACGGGCTCCTCCTTCAGGCCAGCCCCGTTGCCCGGCTTGACCGCCCAGACGTAGCCAGGGATCTCCTCGGACGTACACGTCGGCCGGCCGGAGTCGGCGAGCGTCTTGTCCTGTTCGACGAGTCCGCCGCGCATGATGAACAGGCGCGGCTTCCCGTCGCCTTGCTCCTTGAGTCGGGACTGCACGGCTTGGATGCCGTCCGTCACGGTCTTGTGGGCGGCCTGCGTGCCCATGCCGAGGTGCTTCTCCAATGTGGCGCGGTCTTCGGCGTCGTGGTCGGTGATGATGGCGCGGGGGCGCGGCTCGTCAGGGTTCTGCCGCATGATCTCCAGGATCTGCTTGGCGTGGTCCTCGGCCAGGCGCCTGGTCATGTAGATCTCGCGTACGAGGTAGAGGCGGCCGTCCGGGTCTTCTCGCCAGTCCTGCCAGCAGAAGGGGTTTGTGTATCCCAGGTCGATCGACCACCAGCGTGTCCAGTCGTTCGGGACCTTGAAGCGGTCGATCATGTGGACGCCGTCGTCCCACCCTTCAAAGACAACGCCTTCGGATGCGACCCACAGTCCGTCGCGCAGCCGGAGTCGGCGCGCCCCGGTGAGGGCGTCGAGCTTCGACATGTACTCGGCGCCGGCCTCCGTGTAGGAGCCGTCGCGGTTGACGTAGTACGGGTTGTCGCGATGCGTTGAGGTGATCATGCGGAGGGTTCCGGCGTCAGCCCTGCGCTTGATCCAGTGGCTCGGGTGGGATGGGTTGGTCGACAGCAGGATCTGCTTGTACGTCTTCGCTGAACCTCGCAGACGGCTGATGAGCGTCTCGTACAGGTCGAGCGTGACCTCAACCGCCTCGTCGACAAAGATCCTGTCCAGCTCGGCGCTCAGGAACTTCTCTGGACGGTCGCCGCCGGCCACCAGGATCGTCGACCCGTTGGCGTACCGGAACGCGGCCGGGTCCTTGCTGGAGCCGCCGAACCAGCGGACGCTGCCGTCCGCCAGGGCCTGCGCCGCTACCTGCCGCTGGAATGTGATCAGCGTGGTGGAGGTCAGCGAGGTGTGCGTGGCGCGCAGCATCAGGCCCCGCATGTTCGGGACCTGGAGTGCGGTGAGGTGCATCTTCCAGCAGGCGGTCAGGGTCTTGCCGGTGCCGGCGCGCCCGACTGCCGCCACCTCAGCGTCACGGCACTTGAGGAGATCGACGTTGGCGCCGCGCGGCTCGAAGGTGACCACGGTGTCACTCACGGGCGTACCGCCTGACGTAGGCGGCGGCTGCTTCCAGCCGTTCAGCGTCGTCTCGCATGAGGCCAATCGCGCGGTTGCAGGAGTCGCAGAGCAGCGCCCGGACGCACTGACCGCAGGACTTCAGGCCCGGGCAGCAGCCGTGGTCGTGGTCGACGTAGAGGTGGCGACCGCTGTTGTTGACGTCACGGCAGATGGCGCACTTCCCGCCCTGCTGCTCCAGCATGTGCCAGTACCAGTCGAGGGCGACGCCGTAGGTCCCCTCAAGGGCCTTGGCCTTGTGGCACCGCTTGCAGCGAGTGGCGAGGCCATCGCGGGTCTTGGCGCGGCCGTAGAACGAATCGGTGGGCAGCCACTGCTGGCAGACCTGGCAGAGCTTGCGCCCCTGCTCGTCACGCGCGGTTGTGTCGATACGGGGGCGGATCGGCGAGAGCGGCTTGCCCTTGAACCGCTGAAGGTAGTGGGCGGTGCAGAGCCCCTCGCTGCGCCTCTGCCGTCCGCAGCCGTCGAATGAGCACGCGCGGACCGCCTTCGTGGGAGACGCCGTTACGGCGACGCCGCAACGCTTCCACTCGCGGTAGTGGTAGTCGCAGTAGCCCCAGGCGGTGTGCTGTCTTCCGCATGCGGGCACGTCACAGGTACGCTCGGTCATGTCGATCCTGCTTCCGTCAGGTCGGCCGCGCCTCGGGAGTGTTCGCAGCACTCGCCGGGGCTTTCTGTTGCTTCTGATTCTACCGTTTCCGCAGGTCAAGTGGCTTGACTGCGCCGGTAGTTGGGCGCACGTCACACGAGATCCTGTGGGTCGACACCCACCAGCTCGTAGGTCACCCCGCCGGAGTGTTCGACCTTGGCGGGCTGGTCGACGCCGAGGAGCTTGCGGTAGGACTCGCGGATGGCGCGCATCTCGCGGAGCGCGGACAGCTTGGGCCCGTCGTCGAGGAGCGGGGTGCCGGTGTCGTCGGTGACGACGCGGCCGTGGGACACCATGACGTGGTCCCGCTCCAGGATCTCCATAGCGGACACGAAGAGGTCGTCGAGCTGGGCGGCTTCGGTGGCGATGAGCTCTTGGCCGGCCTGCTGGAGCGCGGCTTTGCGGGCTTTCTGGACGGCGCGCCAGGCGTCGCCGCGGTTCGAGTATCCGGTGGCGTCGGCGAGTTCCTGGTAGGTGATGCCGGGGTGTTCGGCGTAGTAGCGGGCGGCAGCAGCGGCTTTCTCGTCGGCGTAGATGTCGCCTTGGTAGTGGCCTTTGCCGTTGCGGGCTTGGCGGTCGCGGTCGCGGTCGCCGGGGGCGCGTTTGGGGGTGTCGTCGTTGGCGGTCACCGTGCCCCCTTTGCTGGTGTGGTTACTGGTTGGCGTGCTTTGATGGTAACGATGCGTGCAACCGGGGTGGCGGCTCTGACGGCGGCGCGCATGACGGAGGCCCGTCTCCCCGCACTGGGCGTCGCGGGTTGAGACGGGCCTTCGACGTGCGGCGGGTCAGTCTTCGTAGTGGGGCCAGGTGACTCCGTTCCCGGCGTCGCAGGTCGGGTCGTCCTCCTCGTGGCCCTGATGCAGGCCGCAGAAGACCTCGTTGCCCCGGCTGTCGTGGTAGAGCGTCCTGCACAGAGGGCCTTCGGGGCGGTAAGTGCTGGCCTCTTCTTCAGCCTCTGCCTTGATCCGGTCCAACTCGGCTTTCCTTGCCGCCGACTGTTGGGCCTCCCTGCGGATGCGGGCCTTCTCGTCGCGCCGCGCCCGGGCAGCGTTTGCCAGGTCGGAGCGTTGCTGGGCGGCAGCCTTCAGGGCGCCCCAGATGTCCGAGCTGGCCAGTGGGTCGTGATGCTCGTCGGTCTGTGCAGGGTCGGCCACGGCGGGTTCCTTTCGGTGGCGGTGGGGTGAGCGTATGGCGGGGGTCAAACGGCGGTGATCGAGCGGGCGCGAACGCAGGACACGACCGTGCGGCCTGCCCCGTCGACGAGCCGGAACCGGGCGGTGCCCAGGATCGGGTCGTCGCAGCGCAGGCAGGTACACGGCTGCGCCCGGTAGACGCCGTCACACAGGTCGGGGTGGCTGCCGTGGTAGCGGACCAAGGTGCCGGGCTCCCAGCGGATCATCGGGTTCAACATCGGGGCTCCGATCGGGTCAGGCGGCGAGGGCGTCGGCGAGGAGCTGAACGCGGGCGGCGATGGGCAGGTCGACCGGGTACAGCACGGTGACGGTGGCGAGGCCGTGCGCGGGGCGCGCCTTGGGCTCGTCGGCGGCCGGGCGGGCAACGGTGTACTCGCTGCGGTGGACCGTGTAGGCCACGAGCCGGTCGAGGCGGAACCGGCGAGTCTCACCCGTCTCGCGATCCATGGCCTTGATGAGGATGTCGCCGGCGGCGCTGACCTCGAAGTCGTAGATCTCGATGGTGCGCACGGTCTCGACGAGCCGGCCGGTGCGCTTGCCGGCCTCGTCCTTCTCTTCCTTGAGGTAGGTGATGGTCACGGGGTGCTTGGCGTCGAGGGCCTTGATGAGGCGGGTGAGGGTCTGGGTGGTGGTCTCGCGGTTGGTGCGCCTCATCGGGTCCCCCTCGGTGGTTCGCCCCTTGCTCGGGGTGTAGCTACACCGTACAGTCGGGTGTAGCTACACCGCAAGGGGTTCACCGCAGAACCTGTAGCTACATCAGAAGGGATCAGGGATGACGCAGGTAGCTACACCCGGCTACCGTTCGGGCATGTCGCCGAACCAGCCGAAGACGCCGCCCCGCCAGATCCGCATCGGGGACACCTGGTACGACTTCGACGCCGCCGCCAAGGCCATGGGCACCGAACGCGCGGCCGTGATCCGGCAGCTGATCGACTGGTACATCCGCGAGCCGGGCGCCGAGCTCCCCGACAGGCCGGACCGGGCCGTCATCGAGGCAGCGCGGGGCGCCCGCAGGAGCGAGGAGAAGACCGCATGAGCGACGGCATGGAAGCGGCGCGACGGCGCGCTGACGAGAAGCGATACGCGTGGCCCAGCGAGGTGCCGACCGAAGCGGAGTGCGAGGAGGCCGCGCGCCAGGCGCTGAGCGTCGGCTACCAGCAGACGACCGCCACAGGCGAGCAGGAAGACAGCGCGGGCCCGGTGCGCCCGGGCGAGGAGCCCGGCACATGAGCGAGCGCCGCGTCATCGACTGCCCCGTCTGCCACGCCACCCCCGAGACACGGGACGTACGGGTGATCGTTGCCAGCCTCGACGGCGACCCGGTCGAGATCTCCCACACCAAGGACTGCGTCGACTACCCGCCCGACACGCGTGATACCGACGAGCCCACCGCATGACGACGGCCCCGCCCAACCCGGGCGGGGCCGTTGCGTGTCCGGCTACGGCTCGGGTGTGATCTCCGCTGCCAGTTCCTCGGTCACCTGGTCGATGGCCGCCTGCATCTCGTCGTCCGACAGGTCGCCGCACGCCGCGTATCCGGGCGTGGCGTCGATCTCCTCAGACTCGTCGAGCAGCTCGGCCTTGATCCACGTGCGGCACTCCGGCGACACGCTCACCGACGGCGACGCCTCCACCGTGACGCTCACGGTCGGCGCCGGGGCTGCACTGCTCCCGCCGCCGTCATCGTCGCGGGACTGGGTTACGAAGATGCCAGTGCCGACGATCGCCACGATCAGCGCCCCGGCCGACCCGATGATGACCGCGTTCGTGCGGTTCTTACGGTGTGGCGATGGCGGCGGGTAGGGCTGGTGCATGGGGTCCCCCAGGGCTCGGTGTGCTGCGGTGCATCATCCGCTCACGTGCACGACCCGTGAAGGCGCTGTGCCCATACCGTGACACCCCTTCACCCATCCGTGGCCCCATCGCTGCTCTACTCTCGCCGCAGCAAGAAGAGGGGGTACGCCATGAGGCGCCACATCATCACCATCACCGCCATCGCCCTACTGGCCGTCGGCTGCTCCAGCAGCAACGGCGAGCCTGACGCGAAACCGGCCACCACCGAGGCGACCGTCGAGGCCGCGGCCGAGCCGTCGGAGTCGACCAAGGTGAAGCTGTCGACGGAGTGGGTGCCCAAGCTGGAGGCGGCGCTCGACAAGACCGAGGACGACATCTGCGCCGAGGTCGGATCCCCCAAGTGCGTCAAGTTCATCACCGACCTCACCTCGGTCGTGTACGACGTCGGGACTGCCATCGAGGACGCCGGCGCCGAGGTCGACTACCCGCGGTCGATGAAGGACGTCGAGGCGGTCGAGAAGGCCTCCGCGGCGTACGTCGCAGCCGAGTGCAAGGGCAGCACCGAGCTCACCCTGGGCGACTCGGTGTGCGCCGGGTACACGGCGGAGCTGATGGTGCGGCCGGCGACGCTGCAGATGAACCTGGGGACGGACGAGCTGACCGCGGGCTGACGGGTCGAGTCCGGGCGAACTGGTAGCCGGGCGCAACTGGTAACGGCACACTGCGGGCATGGCGATCAGGTACGGCGTCCAAGCCGACAGCGAAGAGGAATGCTCCGAGGGCCTCGCGCTCCTCGTCGACGCGGGCATGTACCCCGTCATGCTCCCCCGACTCCTCGCGGACAACCGGTGGATGGCCCGCGCCGTGCCCTCACCGGCCGCGCGCGGCAAGGAGACGGCCGCCGAGTAGCGCATGCGAAAGCCCCGCCGTCTGGGGGGGGGTGACGGCGGGGCGTGCGCGGTGCGTCGCGATTCTCAGTGTTGCAGCGCTGTCAACTCGCGCGGGCAGCGTGCGCCTTCATGCCCTCGATCATCCGCGAGGCGACCGGTGCGGTCTGTGCCAGCATGGCGGGCGCGCTCGCGGCCACCTGCAGCATCGCGTCGTGGAACGGGCGCAGCGTGCGGCCCGCAGCCTCCAACGCCGCACGGGCATCCTGCTGCATCTTCAGCTGGAACTCGGACGGGGGCGGCTCCGGGTAGTGGCGGTCAAGCTGACGCAAGGCCCGCTCAGGACTGGGGTAAGGGCGGTGGCTCATAGCGGTCATTATCCCTTCTTCGGCGTGCCGGGCACAGGCTTTGGCTTGGTCTTCACCCAGCCGCCGCGCTGCGACGAGTACGTCGTCTCGTGGCCTTGCAGGCGGGGGTCGTCGGGCTTCGGGGTCTTCTTCCAGCCGAGTGCCATGATGGCGGTCTCCTGTCCTTCGGGATGGGTGGAAACCGGGGCGTGGCCGCGCTCTTCTTGGCGGATGGGAGCGGCCCGCCCCGGGGTCATGTGGGTCAGCGGCCCCAGCAGTTCGACAGCAGCAGGGCCAGGAAGAACAGCGCCGCCCAGAACGAGCCCGCGGGCAGACAACCGTCGCCGCGGGCTTCGTCGTGGACGTGGCGGACGCCGTCCCCAGCGGCCGGCGCGAGCCCTCCGTGCGTGGTGTGGCGGTGCGTGTCGAGGTCGCCCTCGGCGTCCGTGCGGCTGTCGCGTCTCTCTGGGGAGACGCCGTCGCAGGCGCGGCACCAGTACACGAAGGGCATTGCGGGGTCCTTCCGGGTGGGGCTATTCGACGGGCGTAGGGGGCGTAGCTACGCCCGTAGCGGGGGTTGCTACGTCGCTGGTCAGGGCCGTAGTAGCGGGGTCGCTACGCGTCTTGGAGAGGGCCGCGGGCGAGGCCGGGGAGCGGGCCTTCATCCACGCCTCCAGGTCGTCCCGGTGCACCCCCTTGTTGACCCTCCCGGCGGCGTCCCGGACGGACGCTCGGATGGGGATCTCCCGGCGGGTGAGTCCGGCCCTCACGTCGGTGGTGGTGCAGGTGTTGTCGAGGCCGGTCTCGTGTAGCCACTCCACGACCCTCTTGAGGTGGACGCCGGGGGCTTCGCCGATGAGGTCCCACACCATGCCGGGGAACGGGTCCTCGGGGGCCTGAGCGGGGGGCTGCTCCCCTGCCTCCACGGCGGGCTGCTCGTCCTCGTCGGGGGCGTGCATCCACGCGGCCACGCACCATGCTGCGGCCATCCATCCGATCGCCGTCCGGTAGCGGAACACGGCGAACACGGCGACCGCTGCGCCGGCGAGGACCGTCTGCCACCCGAAGCGGTCGACCAGGCGCAGCAGTAGGACGCGGCTGCCCGCGCCGAGCGGCCCGAGCAGGGCCAGGACGGCGCGGACACGATCAGCGAGGGCGCGCATTAGGACACCTGCTGGCCGAGGTTGGCGATGCTCTCCGAGACGGTGCCCCAGAGGCCTCCGGCTCCGGATGCGGCGTACCAGAACACGATGCCGAGGAGGGCGACCTGCTTGGTCGTCAGCTTCTTGAAGAGGATGACGATCGCGAGGGTGAGCGCCACGGCGGGCATGGTGACGCCGGGGATGATGCTCTGCGCCATGGCGAGGAGTGAGCCCACCAGATCAGGGATGATCTTGAAGATGCCGCCCGCCGCCGCGTATGCCGACCCGGCGAGCATGCCGAGAATGAGGCAGGGCCACCAGCCGAGCGGCTTCACCTTGCCGCCGCCCTTGATGCCGACGAGCAGCAGCACGGTGAGAGCGACGGCCAGGCCGACGATGCCGAGGTTGCCGAACACGCTGGTCACGACGTGTTCTCCTTACAGGTTCGGGGCGTACAGCAGCACGCCGGTGACGGTGGACGTGGCGGGGACTGCGGCGAGCCAGGCGACCGGCCACCACCAGCGGCGGGTGCACCGGTAGACCAATACGGTCCCGCCGGCGGTCGCGTACCAGAACACGGCCTGCGGGCCGATGGGCCCGGTGTCGGCGATCCAGCCGGTCACGTAGGTGGCCCAGTCGACGAGGCCGACCGACCAGCCGAGGTAGGCGGCGGAGGCGTGGTAGGCCAGCCACTTCATGCGGGGCGGGACGCGGTCGTACGCCTCGAGGAGGGACTGCCGGGGGCTGCTGGAGGGGGTGAGCGGCGCGTACTGCGGGCCGCCTCCCCTGCCCGCCCGGCGGGCCCTGCCGCTCCCCTTCGGCTGAGGCTCCTTCGCTACGGGCTGCGGCGGGGCGGCCGACTGCTCGGGCGGCGCGGGTGGGGCCGGTGCGTTGTACTCGGCGAGGTCGTCGAGCCAGTCTCTCGGCCGCTGCTGCGGCACGGGAGGGAGGGGCGGTACGGGCGGCGTGGGAGGGAAGGGCGGGAGGGGGCGGGGGGCGCGCGGCGGGGTGGCGTCGGGGCCGACGCCGCGCTGCTTGAGGAGGGCCTGGACGCGCAGCTCGTCGGCGCCCGGTCGGGTGTCGCTCATGCGTAGCCGTCCTCCATCTGGGACTTGCGACGGGCTCGCCGGACCGCCGCGGCGACGCTCTCCTTGTTCGCGTCGGGGCGAGCGTCGAGCACGCGGCGGACGGCGGTCGCGTTGTCCGTGGTGTTCGCGATCTGTTCGCGAACGAGGTCGGCGATGCTCGGCGGTTCGCTGTTCGGGACGGTGGCGGTCGGCTCGGGCTGGGCAGGTTCGCGATCGGCGTTCGGCCTGTTCACGGCCTTGTTCGCGATCTGTTCGCGGACGCTGCTCGGGTTGCTCGCGATCGTGTTCGGCTGCTCGTGTTCGGGTTCGCCGACCACGGTGATCGCCTGCTCGGCTGCCTCGTCGAAGCCCGTGTTCGCGATCACCGGCTCGATCACGGTCGCAGTGTTCGGTGGGAGAACGAGGGGTGTTCGCCGGTGGAGTTCGGCCCGCTTGTCGAGCCGCTCCAGGCCGATCTCGAAGTCCGTCTCGTCCCGGGCGAGGGTGACGCTCGCCTCCGCACGGATCCGCGCGATCTGAGCCTGGGCGCGGGCGTGGAGCATGCCGGCCTCGTGTGCGGAGTCGCGCATCACGGCGTTGAGTTCGGCCTGCTGCTCGGGGGTGGGGGCGGCGGGGTCACGCATGGCGGCGAGAGCGAACGTCCACACGAGCTTGCCGACGAGGACGACGAACGGCCCTGCGATCGCCTGCGCCCGGCCGCCGACGTCCTGGCCGTGGAAGACGAGGAGCACCGCGACCCCGACCGCGATGAGCCAGCCCGCGACGATCGGAGCCCATGCCTTGCCGGCGATGGTGACGCCCTTGGCTTCGGCCCACAGCACGGTGATCCAGCCGATGTCTCCGGCGATGGCGACGGACAGGCCGAACGGCCCCGAGTGCATGAGGTCGGTGATGGCGTAGCCGGACCAGATGAGGGACAGGACGGCGAGGAGTCCGGCGCCGTACAAGATCGGCGGCCAGGTGGACGGTGGGCGTGGGATGTTCACGGTGCTCCTCCGGGAGCGGGTCAGCGGCGGCCGCGGCGGGGCCGGGAGCGCCACGAGTAGGCGGCGAAGGCGGCAGTGACGAGGAACGGGCCGGGCTGGGCGGTGAGGAGGGCCACGGCCGCGAGGACCGTGAACCCGTAGCGCGCGAGCGGCGCGCGGAAGACGCCCCTCACCGCGTCGCGCACTCGTCTTGCATCAGCTCGGTCATGAGCGGCCAGTCGAGGCTGTAGTCGTGGCCGCCGCCGTTGGCCATCTCGGTGGCGGCCTGCTCGGGGCCGAGGAGGGCGAGGCTGGTGCAGTAGGTGTCGCGCTCGGTTTCGGTGGCGCCGGCCCAGGTGAGTTGGAAGGTCTGCCGGGTGTGGTCGGCGAGGTCGTCGGGCGTGGTGGTCGGCTCGGCCGTCACGGTGACGGTGTCGGCCGGGTCGGGCGGCTCGCTGCTGCTGCAGGCGGTGAGCGCGAGCGCGGCGGCGGCGATGGCCGGGAGGATCAGACGGAGTCTCATGTGTGGGTCTCGTCTCGGTGTGGGGCCGCCCCCGCGCGGCCGTGGGGGAACGGGAGCGCGCGGGGACGGCGATCGGGGGTGGGTCAGCGGGCGGCGCGGTACCAGCGGCCCTTGCGGTCCTGCTGGCGGTCGCGGTCCTCCCACGCCTGGCCCTCAGCGGCGGCGCGGCCGAGGTTGCGGCGGTGACCTTCGCGGCGCTTCCGTGCGGCACGGTCGGTGGCGGACTCGCGGCCGGCGTACTTCTCGGCGCGCTCGTGGTCGTCGCCGAGGACCTTGTCGAACCAGCCCATCAGCGGCGCTCCCTTTGGTTCTGCTGGTCCATGCGGTCGCGGATGCCGGCGGCTTGGGCGTAGTCGGCGCGGCACGCTTCGACGGTGGCCGGCTCGGCGAGGATCGGGTTCGGGCGCGGGGTGAGGTCCCGCTGCTGCTCGCTCATCGGCCACCTCCCTGCTGCGGGAAGGGGTGCTCGGCGAGGTGCTCGCGGAGGGCGCGACCTTGGGCGGCTTGTGCGGGGTGGCGGAGGCTGCTGCAGAGGTTGCAGTCTCGTGCCGTGTGGGGGGTGGGCTGTTGTTGCGGCTGGTCGGTACGCTCGGGCATGCCTGCCTCTTCGTGGTGTTGTAGGTGGGCGCCCCCGGCCCATATGGCGTTCGCAGCGCCGGGCCGGGGGCTTTGTGCGTAGTAGCGCGGGCTACTTCCATGGACTGTATGGGTCCCATACACTCCTTGGCAAGTACCCCGCCCGAACGGAGAGGTGCGGGTGTGAGCGACGAGGAGGTGCGGCGCGTGGCTGAGGCCCTGGACGAGGTTGAGCAGATCGCCGACCTGGAGGAGCGCGTGCGCGCCAAGAGCCAGGTGATGGCGGAGCAGGTCAAGCGGAACAAGACGTGGCAGCAGGAGCGTCGCGATCTGGTCTTTGATCTGCGGGGGCAGGGCGTGTCGTTCCGGAAGATCGCAGAGCGTGTGGGGACGTCTCTCGCTACGGTGCAGGACATCCTGCGCGGCTACTCGGGCTCCGGGTCGCACCGCCCCCGCAAGGGCGACCAGTCTGAGGAGGGGTGACGGTGGAGGATCTCGTGGGGTGGCTGCGCGCGCAGCTCGACACGGATGAGCGGATCGCCCGGGCCGCGACGCTTGGGCCATGGGTGCAGAGCGGCATCGGTGACTACGGCTGGACCGTCGACTTCGGGCGTCCGGGCGCGGGAGTCGAAACTGCGGACACGGAACAGGGCCTCGCCGATGCCGACTTCATCGCCGCGCACAATCCGACGCGGGTGCTGCGCGAGATCGACGCCAAGCGCCAAGCGCTCAGGATGGCCGAGCAGGCCACCGAACAGGCAGAGTCACGGGACTACCTGGTCAACGGCCCGGCCAAGATGATGCTGGTCTGCCTGAAGCCGGTCCTTCGGCACCTCGCCACGGTGTACGCAGACCGGTCCGGCTACCGCAAGGAGTGGCGGCCGTGAGCGAGAACAGCCCCGCCGACTACGTGCGGCTCGTCGCCGACGCACTACTCGACGGCGCTTCGAGCCCGCGTGAGCGTGCGACCGCCGAGTTGCTCCAGCACGTCGCCGACTCGTGGGATCAGCAACCCGGCGCAGTCCGCAAGCACGCCGTTGCGGTGGCTCGTGCGCACAGTGGCGTCCCTACACGGCCCGCCCGCCAGCCCGCCCCGGAGGTGCGCTCGCCTCTTACACCGTCTGGGTACACGGACCCGGACTCGTTGCCGATGGCGCCGGGCTGCGAGCACTGGCGACGGGAGCACCGAGCGGACCTATGCCCGATGGGGTCTTGCGGGCGCTGTTCCTACTTGAAGCGCCTCTGACCCCACGCAGACGAGAGCCCCCCGATCCCGAGTCGGGGGGCTTCGCTGTACCCCAGTGAGTAGCGCCGGGCGGTCGGCAGAGCAGGACGGCCGCGCGGCAGGATCAGCGTCGCACGCCCGTCAAGCCGCGCTCGGGGTGCCGCTGTCAGTGCCGTCCGCCACGCTGGTGCCATGCGTACGGTGATCGTGTTCCCGCCCGACGAACAGGGCGGCCGGCGTGTCCGCTCCGGCAGCGAGATCCTCGGCCTGGCGACGAGCCTGGCGGACGTCGTCGAGTTCCTGCGGCGCGCCGGCCTGGACGAGGTCGACGAGGCGTACGTGCGGCGAGCCCAGCTGATCGAGTGGCGGGGTGGCGGGCCGGACGTGTGGGAGCACTGACCCTCCTGTCGAGGGCCCGAGCCTTTACGGGAAGAACTGGTCGATGAGATCGAGGATCACCTCGCTCACGCGGTAGATGCGCGCGGCCAGCTTCACCGTTCGGACGACGCGGGCGATCTTGCCAGTGCGAGGTGCTGTGTGCTTACCCATCGGAGGCGTCAGCCCTTCCCATATTCAGTTGTGATGTTCAGGGGAGAACATTACCTCTGAATCTGGGCGGTAAGGGCTCTTAGTGGGTAAGGCCACAGCGCAGCACACGACGTCCGGACGCGAGGAGCACCAATCCGCCTCTCGGCCACTTGGGCGATCTTCATCCGCGCTCGGTGTCCCCGTGGATGGCGGCATGGTTGGTTGGCCATGGCGAACAACCAAACGCCCCTCCCCGAGGGCGAGGGCGACATCATCACGCAGGCCGAGGCGTACGAGATGGCGGGGGTCAGCCGCGCTGTCATGCGCGGCTGCATCGACCGCGGCGAGCTTCGCGTCGCTGACCGACTGGGGTCGCGCGGCTCCGTACGTCTGTGGCGCTCCGACGTGGCCCGGCTGATGGTGGAGAAGAAGTGGCCGGGCGCTGCGGTGGGCCGGCCGATTTCGGAGCAGAGCAATGGGACGGCATGTCGAGAGTGCGCGGCGGTGCGTTCGGAGAACAAGGCTCTGCAGGAGGCCCATGCCCGCGATGCCGAGACGATCCAGATGTTGAGGGACGCGTTCGACGTGGTCACTCGTAGGCGCTGAAAGGTCGCGGCGCCCCTCCAGTCGAGTTGGAGGGGCGCCGCAGTCTGTGGGGGCGCGTGGCCGTCGGGCCGGGCAGCCTACTTCCCGACGTTGATCTTGTCGTTGTCGAGGAGCGCGGTGTGCGTCGCCGCAGTGATCATCAGCAGGATCAGGAGCAGGCCGGCGACGGGGCTGGTGGCGTCGCCCTGCGGGTCGAGGACGGTCGCCAGGACCAGGACGACGACCTCCGCGGCGACGTAGGCGATGGCGAGCCACGGCTTGATGACGCCCTTCACGGCGGCGACGACGAACGGCACGGCGGCGGCGAGGCTGATGGTGACGAGGGGGACGAGCGTCCACACGACCTTGGCGAGAGTCGAGCCGAACATGCGGGGCCGGGCAGGCGTGTTGAGGGGGGCGTTGATGTAGGGGCTGGCCATGGGTTCTCCCGTTGTTGTGGTGGCGTGGGGGAAGTGTGCTGTGGTGGTAAGCGGTTGTCATGCGGTTTGGGCGGATTGACGCCTACGAGTGATCAAGGGCCGGGCGCTGGCTTGTTGAGGGCGCGGATCGTGGGGCAGGGCCAGTCGGCGTTGAGGCGGCCGAAGTCCTCGGTGCAGACAGCGCAGTGGGCGCCGTCCTGGTAGTGCAGCGCGCGGACGCGGGCGACGGCGGCCTCGGCCTGCTCGGCGCGGTTGGTCTTCGCGGCCAGTTCGGTGCGCAGGTCGGCGTTGATGCACCGCTGGTGCACGGCCCGGCCGCGAGCGCTGTGCCATGCCGCACGGTAGATGGTCGCGCGCTCGACCGCGCGGGCGCGTTCGACCTCGGCGCGCGCGGCCCGGGTCGTCGCGGAGGCGAGCGCCTCCCTCGCGGTGGCCAGTTGCCGCTGCGCCTCGCTCTCCTCGGCTGCGTCGAGCAGCTCATACAGGGCGTCGAGTTGGTCGCTGGTGAGGTCGTCGAGGCGGATGCGGTCGGTCACTGCTGCTCCTGGTCGGGAAGGTCGAGGTCGAGGCCGGCGATGACGGCGTTGAAGCGGACGGCTTCGGCGCGGAGTGCGGCGTCGTCGCAGCGGGCGCAGGCCCAGGTGCGGCGGGGTTCGGGTCGGGTGCGGTAGCCGACGGCCCAGCCGGTGGCGAGGGCGAGGACAGCGGTGATCGTGAGGTAGGCGACCAGGTCGAAGGCCGTGATCACGGCGCGCCTCCGGCTGCTTGGCGGGCGGTGTCGCGGAGCCCGGCGACGAGCTCCTCCAGCCGGTCAAGGGGGATGTCGACGCGGATGGTGTCGCCGTGAGCGTTCCAACTGGTGAGGGCGACGGCGGTGCTCTCGGCGACGTGGCCGGGGGCTGCCTCGAGGCGGTGGCCGTCGGGGTCGGTGTATCGGAAGGTCACGTCGGGTCTCCTGCGGGTGAGTCGGGTGTGGAGGGCGCGTCCTGCCCGGTGGAGGCCGAGCAGGAGCGCGGAGGCGAAGGGCCAGAGGATGAGGGCGACGCCGAGGCTGCGGCCGGTCACGGCTGGTCCAGGGCGAGTTGGCCGGCTGCTTCGACGGCTGCGCGGCGCGTGGCTGCGGCGGTCTTGCGGTGGTGGTCGCGGTCGTAGTGGAGGTGGCAGCCGTTGCACATGGCGCGGAGGTTGGCGGGGTCGCAGTTCTCGGGGGTGTGGTCGAGGTGGGCGACGGTGAGGACGACCTTCGAGCCGGTGCCGTAGGCGGGTTGGCCGTTGAGGTTGGGGCAGCGGCCGGTGTGGGTGCCGCGTCCGCACTCGCCGTGGCATTCGCAGCGGCCGACGGCGCGCTCGGTGCGGATGCGGAGGCTGATCTGCTTCCAGTCGGCGGGGTATCGGTTCCGGTTCTCGGGGCGGATGGGCATCAGGCCGCCTCCTCGTAGTCGAGTGGCTGGGTGTGGGCCCAGAGGGGTCGCGGGCGTAGGCGCCCGTCTGCGGGGCTGTGGGCGCCTGTTGCGACGCGAGAGGCGCGAAACACCCTGCGGGGCGCTGTGAGCCGCCGCCACGCCCCGTGGAGGGGGAACTGCTGCCCGGGGTGGCCGCAGCACAGTGCGGTGACCGCGACCACCAGAGCCATGAACGCGACAGCCGTCACAGCGGGCCGTCCTGCCGCGCCTCGTTGGCCATGCGGCGCAGCGAGTCGACGGCCGCCTGGTCCTCGTCGGTGAAACCGTCGCGGGACCAGATGTGCTCCTGCGCCTGGTCGAGGGCGTAGGTGAGCATCGTGCGCTCGGCGTCGGTGAGCGCGGCGGCCCGGTCGGCGGGCTCCGGGTCGTGTAGCCGGGCCTCCTCCGCCAGCCACTCCGGCCACTGGGCCGTGTCGCCGTAGAACCAGCGACCGACAGGCTTGTCCATCGGGACGCGCTTGCCGTCCTGCATCCACCAGCCCTTGACGTAGGCCGAGACACGGCCGAGCTGACCGTCAGGGACGGCGCGGTAGTGGAGGGTGATCTCGGTGGGGACGATGGTCCGTTCAGGGTTGTACTCCTCGGCGACCTCGGGCACGCCACGGACGGCGTAGATGACGCTGCGGGCGAGCGGGATGCGGTCGGTGGCGGTCTGGTCGGTCATTGGTCCTCCAGGGGTGGGGCCGGCCGCGCGAGACGGCCGGCGATACGGTGGGTGCCAGGTCCGGGCGTGTCGTCAGCACGCCCGGGCCGTCTGCGGTCACGGGGCAGGGGTGGCGGGTTCGCACGCGTCGAGCAGCCGGAGGGCGTGCAGCAGGAGAGCGCGGCAGATGGCCCGCTCGCGCGGGTCGTCGGGCGGCGCCTTGTCGACGAACGTGCTGGAGCCTTCGTCGGTGTGGACGTAGAGCAGCGTGGGGCCGCAGTCGCCCCGGATGCCGATGTCGAGGTCGGTCACGGTGTCTCCTCGTGTGGTGGGTGGTCAGGCGGTGGTCTGCTGCTCGGCGGGGCGCGGCTGACGGGCTGGCTGGCCGCTTCCGGGGCAGGGGTTGGCGTGGGCCCCGTGCCGGCGGATGAGTCCACGCCGGGTGACGAGGTGCCGAAGTCCGCAGCAGGGGCAGGGCACGCGGGCCTTGGAGGGGGCGGGGATGTGGATGGCCCAGCCGGACGACAGCAGCTGCTCCACGGCACGCTCGGCCGCACCACGCGGGGTCTGTCGGTCGGTGGGGGTGGTGAGCCGGTAGTCGTCGAGGGCGGCGGCTATCACCGCAGTCGCAGCAGCAGGGATCCCGGTCATCGCGGGGCCTCCTGGTTGGCGAGTTGCAGGAGTACGGCGGCGTGGCAGTGGTCCGGCTCGCCCTCGGCGGGCAGCGGGCACCAGCAGAGGAGGTCCCGGCCGTGGAGGAGGGCGCGGAACAGGCGCAGGGTGTCGGCCTGCTCGGGCTGGTTGATCCACGACTGGTAGAGCTCGGTGGCGTAGCGGCGGGCGTCGAGTCCGTCGGCGGGCCAGGTGCCGACGGGGATGCCGTTGAGGTCCCAGCGGACGATGAGGCCATGGTCGGCGCGGATGAGGCGGGCGGGGTTGCCGAAGCGGGAGGGTCGTCCGACGTAGACGGCGCCTTCGGGGGCGCGCCATCCCTTGGTGCGGCGGCGCTGGATGCGGGTGGGTGTACGGCTCATGGGTTGGCTCCGGTGTGGGTGTTGACGGGACGGGTCAGGCAGCGGTGTCGAGTCGGAGGGCGAGGAACTGGCGGCCGATCCACTCGGTGTAGGCGGGGGGTACGGCTTGGCGGGCTTCGACGTTGGTCATCCAGGTGCAGCCCATGGCGTCGGCGTAGGCGCGTTCGTCCTTGTGCTCGAAGGCCATGAGCTTGTTGCGGCCCTTCGGGTGCCAGCACGGCGGCAGTAGCTCGCCGCCTCCGCCCCATGACGTCTCGAAGACTCGGTGCCGCTTCACCCGCAGGCCGAACTGTGAGCCGCACAGGATGTAGTCCGGGCGCAGGGTTCCGTCCCATGAGGCTTCGGGAACGTTCTCGATCACTCGTGGGATGCCTGCGGCGTCCTGCAATTCGCGGCCGGGGGTGATCAGGTCAGGGTGGTCGTCTCGGCTGCCGCGCCAGGCGGTGACGCGGGCCTTGTTCTGGCAGGGCCATGAGGCGTGGGTGAAGGCGTATCGCTCTATCTCGCCGGTCTGGGTGATGTTGGCGAGGTACTCCAGGGCGTCGGCCTGGTGGAACTCGAAGGGGTAGTTCGGCATGGGGTGGAGGTCGACGCCGACGACGTCGTACCCGGCGAGGTAGTAGCCCCAGGAGAGGCCGCCGGCTCCGCAGCACAGGTCGAGGACGGTGAGGCCGTTCGGCACGCGTTGGGGTGGGCCGGGCGGCGTACTCATGTGGTGGCTCCGATCGGTGCGGTGGTGTCGGTGGCGTGGGGGTTCGGCAGCGGGGGCGTGGCGCGCTGCTGTGGGGTTCGACCGCATGCGCAGTGGACGTGTCCGTCGCGGGCGGTGAGTTGCCGCCACCGGTGGAAGGGGCAGGGCGGGACGAGGGCCGATCCGGTGGGGTGCTGGACGATGGCGTAGCGGGGGTTGTAGGGGCCGCCCATGGCGCGGAGGGGCTGGTGGTCGCCGCATGCGAGGCAGCGTCCGACGCGGCCGCCGGGGAGCTCCTCGAAGAGGCTGCTGCGGGAGCCGGGGCAGTTCTTCGGCGGGTCGATCCAGCGGGGCTGGAAGATGAGCGGCCGTCCGGTGGGGCTGTCGTCTTGGCCGGCTCCGGCGGCGCGCCCTTCGCAGGTGGCGCAGACGGGCTCGCCCTCGGGCGGTTCTTCGGTGGCGAGGTATCCGCCGGCGCGGCGGCTGCCGCCGATGCCGTAGCCGCACCAGGCGGAGAAGACGGTGCGGTCGCCCGGGTAGCGGACGCCGGATCTGGGGCGGTGCCAGCGGTTCATGCCGCGGGTGCGTATGAAGCGGGGGCCTTCGGTGAGTGCTTCGACTATGAGGTCTACGACGCTGAGGGTGGCGGGCGGGAACAGGGCGACGGTCACCGGGTGGCTTCTTCCTGAGCGCGGGCGGTGTCGAGGCGGCTGGGGTGGGGGTTGTTGAGGCGGTGGCGGGTGTGTCTGCGGCTGGGGCGGGTGCAGGGCTGGCCGGGGGTGGCGCGGCAGGTTTCGACGGGGCAGGCGACGGTGAGGGCGTCGGGTTGTCCGTTGGTGATGGCTTCGCGTCTCGCGGCCTTGATGGGGCGGTGGGTGTCGAGGAGTTCGTCGACGTGCTGGGGGACGTAGCTGCCGAGTTGGGCGAGGCGGCGGGCGGCTTCTTCGGCGGCGGGCCCGGCGGTGAGCTCCTTCACCGCGGCGGGGGCGGCCTGGCCGAGGGCGACCGCTTCCCGCTCTTCGCGGAGCGCCGTCAGGTACCCGGTCACATCGTCGGGGTCGAGCTCGGGGTGGGCGGCGGGTTCGAAGGTGCCGTTGTGGCGGTTCATGCGGTCGCGTACGGCGGCGTCCCAGCGTCCGGCGATCTCAGCGGGGAGGATCGGCCAGGTCGACTGCCGGTAGTGCTCGGTCGCGTACTGGAGCGCGGCGTCGTAGGGGACGTCAGCGAGGATGCCGGCCCACATGAGGATCTGCGCGCGGCGCTCGGTGGGGTCTTCGCGGCGGACACGGGGGTCGGCGAGGGCGATTTGCGCGATCAGCTGCGGGACCTGCTCGGGTTCCATCAGGCGGTTCCCTTCTTCTGCCGCAGCTCTTCGGCGATCGCGGCCATGTCTTCGAGGTATTCGGAGGTCTTGCTGGGGGCGCCGACGGGCCGGGGGCCGGTGTAGGCGGGCTGTTCCTGGAGGCCGGTCCAGCCGCGGAGGAAGTACTTCGCGCTGTAGGGCTGGGTTTTGGCGGCTTGCCAGGCGCGGGCGGCGTGGTCGACGAGGGTGGGAACACCTACGCGGCGGATGGCGTCGCGGAGTTCGATCCACTCGGCGGCGGTGAAGCTCCAGGAGACGTTCATGCCGCGCGCGGCCATGGCTTCGATGAGGGGTTGGACTTCCCCTCTTCCCGAGAGCTGGACCACGACGGCGCCGGGCTGTGTCTCTGAGGGGGGAGGGGGAGGTGGTACCTCCGTAGGAGGTACCTGGGACGGGACGGGTGGGGTGGGGACGGGGGCAGCGTCACCGTGACGGCCGGTAGACGCGTCTACATCACCGTCTACAGCAGGGCCGTCCTCCTCGTTGACCTGCTGCTTTCGCTTCCCCTCACGCCACCTCTGCTGCCGTTCTGACTTCGATTTGCGAGCCAACTCGGTCTCAACTCGACTCGGATTGCGTTCCAAGTACTGATGGATCGCGTACGAGTTGGCATCGAGTTCGGGGCACGAGTCGCAGTTGTGGCCCTTTTGGTGCCAGAGGCCGGCGTCGATGAGGGCCTTGATCATGCGGGGGGTGCCGTACATCTTGGCGACGTGCTTGGGGACGATCCCGTCGGTCACCTGCTGGGCGGCCCAGGATCCGCAGCGGACGTACAGGCCGACAGCGGGTGTGCCAGCTGCGAACACCTTGGGGTGGCAGTGGAACCCGTCGTCGATCTTGAACCAGGCCATGAAGCACTTCTCTCGTGCGGGGTGATCAGGGATTTCGGGCGCGCGGAACCAGGGCCTCTCAAGGCGGCTCTCCTCGCGTCTCCCCTACCCCTGAATTGTACAATGCGACGCACTTGGATGTTGGTCTGCTGTGTATCCTGAGCGCATGAGCCAGCCCGCCGAGAAGCGCATGGGCGTGTCCGACGCCCGCGCCAACATGACCGACGTCATCGCCGAGGTACGCCTCCTCGGCACCCCCGTCGTGCTCACTCGGCGGGACAAACCCCAAGCCGTGCTTGTGCCAGTGGAGGCCTACGAGGAAGCCAAGGCTTCGCGCCGGCTGGTCGACCTCCTGAAGAGGTTCCATCCCGACGCGTACGAGGAAGTGCTCGCCAAGGCAGCGATCGCGGGGCGCGTGGTGAAGCGGCCTCGCAGCAAGCCTGAGGACGACGTTCTCTGACACGGTCCCCTCCCCTCTGGTCTCCTGGCCCCGCACCGATGTGCGGGGCCTTCGTCGTGCGGGCTACGCGTCGTCGTCGGCGACGTACGGCGCGGTGGCCTCGGGCTTGATCGCCCGCCACACGTGCAGGCCGATCGGCCGACCGTCGAGGAGTAGGAACATGCAGGCGCGTACGGCCTGCCCGTCGATGCGCTGAGCGGCCCGGGCGAACTCCCCGCGGTCTCCCGCGAGGTGGGCGATCTCCGCGTACTCCTCCGCGGCCCGCTCGCTGAGCACGGACGCCTGCTCTTCCAGGCGCTCGACGACGCTGCGCACCCAGGCGTCGAACTCGTCGGGCACCTGCTCCAGCAAGGCGTCGAGCGGGCCGCGGCCCGAGCCGGCGAGCGCGGTCACCTCTGCGGCCGGGCAGCCGAGGGTCTTTGCGACGAGCTTCGGCGGCTGGTCGGCGAAGAGTTGCAGGCCGGCGTACCGCCAGATGTCCCGCTCGTTGATGCCGGTGAGGATCTTGTGGAGGCGGACGTACTCCGCGAGCTTGGCCTTGGCGCGGAGGCCGGAGGCGTAGCGGATGATGTAGCCCTCGGCGTGCATGCCGCTGACCGGCATCCCGTCCGGGCGGGTGTTGGCCTCGGTGAGCTTCAGCAGCTCGGGCAGCGGCATGGCCGGCCAGGCGCGGACGACCGTGCCGAGGTTCTGCCAGTCCTCCGCCGCGTACGGCAGGCGGATCTCGCGACCGTGGGCGTCGTAAGCGGCGAGGAGGACGAGGTCCTGGCGGCCCCCGTAGTCGACGACGATCCGGTTCTCCGGGTACACGATCTCGGCGAGGTACGTGACGCCCGGCGTGAGCAGGAACGTGTCGCCCTCGTCGAGCCAGCGCTGCGCCCACTGAGCCTGCTCGCTGATGAACGAGCCCTTCGAGGCGACGTGCCAGCGGCCGGTGTAGTGGAAGACGATGCCGAGGCTGCCGTCGACCTTGTCGTACACCTCGAACGGCTCGTCGGGGAGCGGCGGCGCGTAGTCGTGGCCAAGGTGGTGCTCGCCGACGTTGAAGAACTTCGGGAACGGCCAGGCGACGATCTCGCCGGTCTTGTCGTCGACGATGAGCCCCCGGCACCGGAGGGTGGCCGCGGTCCAGGCGCGCGCGTACTGGGCGGTGCGGGTGTACGTGTAGATCGACAAGGGCAGGGTCGGGTGCTGCCTGCGGGCGATGTGCCCGGCATCGATCGCGGCGGCGAGGTCCGCGGGCGGGATGAGACTGTCGAGGGTGGTCAACTTGGGTCCTCTCGTATGGCCCGTGTTGGGGCCGGGAGTCCGGGTGGTGGTTCGCGGAGGTTGCGGGCCCGCCACGGGGCGTGTGTGCTGCAGCGGGGCCCGCAGGGGTAGGGGCGGACGGGCCCGTCATGCGGTGCGGGGATGTCGCAGACGGGCCCGTCGGCGGTGGTCATGAGGCGAGTTCGTCGACCGCGTACTGCTCCCGGGCCGCGGCCTGAGCGGCGGCGTGTTCCTCCGCCTGCTTCCGCTGGTACCGCTCCTCGTTGTCCGCGAGGTGCCGCGGGTTGACGCACTCCACGACCGGGCACTCCGGCAGACGGCGGACGATGCCGGCCGCCTTGTGCCCGCGGTCGAGGAGGAACGACAGCTGCTTCGGCGTGTAGACGTGCCCGTCGAAGGAGAAGCTGCCGGTGTCGCCCTTCCAGCCGATGTGTCCGCCGGGCAGGTCGTGGGTGCGGTCTTCCCACAGGTCGCGGATCGAGTGGATCGGGTTGAGTTCCTGGCGCAGGGAGGCGAGGACGAGGCCCCGGACGGTGTCGAGGTGCTCGAATGCGCCGGTGCGGTGCTTCTTGACCAGGGTGGTGCGCTGGCCCTCCGACAGGCCGCCCCACACGCCGACGTCCTGGCGGGTGCGGAGGGCGAACTGGGCGCACTGGACCATGACCGGGCAGGCGAAGCAGTAGCCCTTGGCGGCCTTGACGGCGTGGCCGTTCGTCGCGCTGGGGAACCAGCCCTCGGGGTCCTGATCGCGGCAGGCGCTCTGGTCGCGCCAGTCGGCCTTGCGCTTCATCTCGGGAACGGACCCGGTGTGGTGCGTCATGCTGCTGCTCCGAAGATCGCGGTGTACTGGGTGCGCAGGGCCTCACGCATCGGCTGGTCCTCGACGTGCTCCGGGGCGACGCAGCCGGCGTAGCCGCAGCCGGGCAGAACCCGGCCGACCGGTTCGCGCTGGTGGGCGATGCGGAAGGCGAGCCTGCGGGCCATGTAGTTGTGGCCGCAGTACATGAACACCGGCGTGGTGCCGTCCCGCAGGGAGCCGGTCCATTCGAGGTGGCCGCCCGTGGTGGGCTTGGTGAACGTGCGCCACTTCTGTTCGAGAGTCAGGGACGGCTTCCGCTTGCTCTTCGGCAGGCCAAGCTCGGAACGGATGCGGCTGACGCGTCGGGTGGCGGTGCTCAGGGCGCGGGCGATGTACCGGTCCGAGTGGCCCTCCTGGAGGAGGGCGATGATGTCCGCGCGGGACGGCCCGACTGAGCGGGGTGCCCGGTTCGGGAACGACCGCTTTCGTGCGCGGCGCATCACGGTGTCCTCGACGTGCGCCCCAGCGACGCAGCCCTCCGTGCCGCACGCCGGGTAGACGAGGCCTTCGGGGTCGCGGCCGTGGTGGAGGCGGAACGCGACCCGGTACGCGGACTCCATGGAGCGGCAGTGCTTGACCATGGGGGCGTGTCCGCCGGTGCGGAGGCCGGTCCATTCGACGTGCCCGTCCTTACGGGGTACGGCGTGCGCGCGGTAGGCGTCCTCGATGCTGGGGTAGGTGGGGGGCTGGCCCTGTCGTGGTGTGGGCAGGCCGATCGTCTTGCGGACGTTGCCGACGGTGGGCCGGGACACGCCGAGCTTGCGGGCGATGGCGGACTCGGTCATGTCCCCGCGGCGCAGGAGTGTGGCTATCTCCTCGCGGGACACGGGCAGAGGACGAGGCATCAAGCCACCCCCGCGCTGATCTCGGGCCAACGGACCTTGGCGAGTCGTTCGCGTTGGGCCTTGGGCATGTCGAACTCGGGCTGCTCGTACCAGTCGAGGCCGGCGGCGCGGAGCCAGAAGGCGTCGCACTGGTTGTCGTCCGGGAACTCGCGGCCGGTCCGCTTGAGTGCGGCGATGGCCATGGCGGTCTTGTCGGCGTTGCCCTTGCCGGTGGCGTACGCCTTCAACGTGGCCGGGGTGATCAGGGCGTACGGGACTCCGGCTTCGAGGAGGACGGCGCGGACGGCGCCGTGGACCATGCCGGTGATCCCGGCGGCCTTGGCGTGGGTGGGGAGGTCCTCGATGACGGCCAGGTCGATGGCGTCGGCGTGTCCGGCGACGGCGGTCTTGATGGCGACGAGTCGCCAGTCGCCCTTCCACGGGCCCTTGAAGGTGCCGGTCTGGCCGTCAGGTAGCGCGTAGCCGGTGGCTGCGATGGATAGGTCGAGGCCGAGGACTCGCAGGGTGGTCATGCGGTGGCTCCCGGGGTGATGGTGTGGCCCTCGGCGCAGAGGAGCGCGCGGCCGTGTCGGGTGGCGGCGGTCTCGACCCCGCACGTGGGGCAGTTGACGAAGGTCTGGTCGACGAGCGCGGCGTACGGGCGGCCCGCGCGGTGGCGGCCGGCGCCGCGGATCAGGTGGCGGACGGTGAGCCTCATGCCGCGCTCTCCTCGACCGCGGCGGACCGCTCGCTGAGCATCCGGGCCTGGGCTTCGTTCACGGCCTGCACGTTGAGGAGCTGCTCCTCGAACCTGCCCGCCGCCTGCGACCGGCGGTACAGCTCGCCCACGAGCCGGGACTCGGCCGCCGTGTAGGTGCGCCGCGCGGGCAGGGCACCCAGCGCTGGCTGCCGCTGGCCGATCTCCACCGTCAGGTCCACCCCGGCCGAGCCGAGCTGGCGCCGCAGGTCCGCGGCCTCCTCGCCCCGGCCGGCCGCCTCCAGTGCCACGACCTGGGCGGCGACGGTCCCGCGCAGCGCGGTCGCCTCGTTGTGCAGGCGGGTGATCGTGTCCGCGGTCGACGAGTCCGCCGCCGCGCCGCGCACCGTCGCCTCCTCGAGGGCCTTCTCGGCGTCCAGGCGCTTCTTCCGCTCCACCATGAGGAGGCCGAACGCCTTGTCGTACTCGGCCTTCCACTTCTTGTTGTCGCGTCGACGCATTACACGGACTCCGATCGCTGGTGCGGGATGAGCGGCCAGTCACCGCGCACGAACTTGGCGCGGTCTTCCTTGCCGGGGGTGCGGCGGAAGTAGTCGGCGAGGGACTCGGCCTGCTCGCGCGCCCACTCGGTCTGCTGCTTGTGCAGGTCGTCGATCGAGGCGTTGCCGACCTTCGAGTGCACGGAGGCGATCCGCCACGCCACCCGGCACGCGGCGACCGCGTCCGCCGCGGCGTCGTGCGCGGCGTCGAGGGGCACCTGCCAGTGGCGGCACAGGTCCGTCAGCGTCCGCTTCCCGCGCCGGTACGGGTCCACCTGCTTGTCGAGGACGAACGGGTCCACCACCCGCAGGTCATCGCCGACGGTCTCGGCGAGCGGCTGCACGCCATGGCGGCGGGCCTCGCGGTCGAGCATGGTCAGGTCGTAGGCGGCGTTCATCGCGACCACCGGGATCCCCGAGAGGACCACCGCGGTCAGTGCGGTGACGACCTCCTCGACGACCTCGCCGGCCGGGCGACCCTCGGCGCGGGCGCGCTCGGTGGTGATGCCGTGCACCTGGGCGGCGGCCTCCGGGATTTCGATGCCCGGGTCGGCCATCCACGTGGCGGACGCGGCGGGCGGTCCGCCGCCGCACTGCACGACGCACGCGGTGACGATCCGGTCCTTCTCCGGGCTCACCCCGGTGGACTCGATATCGAAGCCGGCGAGGCGGCCCAGATACCAGGGCGCCTGCTGGTCGGTCTGCTGGTTCATGTGGTCTCCTGAGCGGGGCCGCCCCGCAATGCCCGCGGGGCGGCCGTTCGTGTGCGGGCAGATCAGGCGGGCGGCTGGGCGACGGTCGGCCACGACGTCGGCTCGGGCTCGTCGACGACCTCGGCTTCGTATGCGCCGTCCTCGTCCGGGCCGGGATCGCGTCGGTCGGCCTCGGCCTTGACGTCGTCCGCGCGCTGCTTGAGGGCGGCGATCAGGTCGTCTGTGAGGTGACCGGCCGCGTGCGCGGCGCGGTACACGTCCTGCACGTCGTCGACCGTGAGCGCGGCCTCAGCGTCGGCGAGGTAGTCCGGTCGGGGTGCCTCGATCGCCGCGCGGGCCTGCCCCGCGGTGCCCGGGTCCAGGGCGGTGGCCGCGTTCATCGGCCCGGCAAGCGCCTGCCGGGGCGTCACCCCGCGCAGCTCGACCACCACGACGGGGAACTTCTTCGTCTGCCCGTCCGCCACGCGCTGCCGGGGCTCAATCCGCAGCGTCACCGGCACGAACCCGCGGCCGTCGGTGCCGGCGAGGACCATGTCGACCATGCCGCCCCACTCCTGAGCGGCGTAGAAGGAGTGAGTCTCAGCCCGCCACATGCCCATCCCGGACAGGTCCGGGAGCATCACGTTCAGGCGGGACGTGGTCGAGCAGACGCGGCCCTTCGGCTGGAGGTGCCACTCCTCACCGAACTGCCGCGCGCACAGGCACGACTGGCGGGAGATGAGCTCGGTCTCACCGTCGCAGCGACGCTGGCAGCCACCCTTGGACCACATCTCGTTGTACTGGTTCAGCGGGTCGCCCGGGGTGATGAGCGCCTCGATCGACGACGCCTTCGTGATGACCCGCCATTGCGTGATCGTCGAGTTGAGCGGCGACCACTGCTCGGGCTCCCCACCCCACAACTTGGCGGCGGTGCGGACGTGCTCCTCGCTGTGTGAGGTGACCACCCAGGTCGACGAGCGCATCGGCCGGTTGCCCTGGGTGTAGCCGGTGCGGAGACGGCCGTGCTCGGCGGCGCGGGCTTGGATGTTACGGAGCCGGGACCCCATGATCAGGCTGCCTTTCGAGTCGTGCGTCGCTTCGGCGCGGGCTCGTGCCCGGGAGCGAACAGGGCGGGGTAGGTGTAGGGCGCGGCGTGCAGCCAGCGGGTCGTCTCCAGCGCGCCGCGGAACGCGCGGTGCGCGACCCGGTCGGCGGGCATCGGCACCAGGGCGTGGCTGCCGGCGCGGAGGTTGAGCACGCCGGTCCGTTCGATGCGGGGCATCGGCTGCTCGGTGTCGTCCGGGAGCAGCACGGACTCGCAGTACCGCAGGGCGGCCAGCTGCAGGGTGTTCTCCGGGTACACCGACTTCGCGGAGCGGGTGGCAGAGGACTTGTAGTCGATGAGCCACAATTCGAGCCGTCCGGCCGGGCCGGTCGGCAGCCACACCATGAGGTCCGCGGTGCCGGCGTAGCCGAGGCGCCGGTGCAGGCAGGTGATCTCGGTGGCTTCGATGTGCTCGTTGAGGTCGACGCCCCAGGACGCGAGCCACATGTCGAGCTGTGCGACGTAGGGGTTGACGATCGGGTCGTCCGCGATGGGGGCGCCTAGGACGCGGGCTTCGGCGGCGGTGTGGACACGGTCGCCAAGGTCGGCTGCCTGCTCGCGGACGTCCTTGTGAACGGCCTTCAGTTCCTTCGTCAGCGCTAGCCGGTCGTCCGCGACTCGGTCGGTGATGACGTTCCACCGGTCGAGCGCGTACTCCAGGGTCACCTTGACGCCCCAGGGGACGAGGGCCATGGACTTGTTGACGGCGGTGTCGATGACGTTGGTGACGGAGACGAGGTCGGGGCCGCCGGCGGGGTCGGTGTAGTACCGGCCCTGCGCGGTGTCTCGTGCGTGCTTGGGGTTGGTCACCTGGTCGTTCCGTCCTTGGGTTCGCAGGCGCAGGGGTCGTCGCAGTCGCAGGCGAGTTGCGCGAAGCGGGTGTCGGCGTCGAGGTCGAGGTCGTGCCGGTACGGGTGGTCGACCGGCAAGGCGCGGCGGGCGGTTTCCAGGGCGGCGAGGCGCTGCCGGACGACGAGCGCGGCGACGATGCGGGCGATGCGGGTCTGCGGGCCCGCACTGATCGGCTGTACGGCGCTCACAGGGCACCTCCGTATCCGGCGTGGGCCTGCTGCTTGCGGTACCAGCGGTAGCGGGGGCTCGGCGCCTGGGTCTCGTCCCACTCGATGGGGCCGTGGCACTTCCGCATCGGGTTGTGGAACCACTCGCGGCGGAAGGAGGAGCGGCCACAGCCGGAGCACTGGATGCGGGGCCCGTACTCGTAGCCGATCTCCGACCGGAACGCCTCGGTGCGCTCGAACTTGTCGAGCCTGCGCACGTGGTCGGAGCCGTCGATCGCCATCTCCTTGCTGGTGTCGATCTCCCAGGAGTCGTCGGCCGCGTTCTTCAGCGCGTTGTCCTCGCAGTCGGCGTCGACCCAGATGACGTAGACCTGAGTTCGCTCGATGACCACGGGGTAACTGCGCTCCTCCGTGCCCCAGGCGCGGGCCTCACGGACGGCTCGGGACAGGAGTACGTCGACGTCCTCGCTCGGCTCGGCGGGCTCGGGCCGCGCCCAGGTCTTGCCGAAGTACTCGTGGTCGCCTCGGTGGCCGAGGTCGAGCTGGCACTCCTCGTAGGAGCCCTGCGGGTACGACTCCTCGCACTTCATGCGGTCCTCCGCCCGGGGTTGAAGCGGCTCAGGACCCGCTCGACGGCGCCGAGCTCGTCGTGCAGGCGGTGCGTGTCGGTCATGGACACCTCGACCTGCGCCGAGTCCATGCCGGCCACGTCCTCGATCTGCTCCAGCGCGGCGTCCAGCTCGCCCTCGCGGCGCGGGCCCTGCATGACGGCGGCGAGCTCGTCGAGCGCGGCGATCACGTCGTCGCGGGTGTCGTCGTCGGCCCAGCCGGTGACGAGTTGAACGAGCGTGTCGGTGCGGATCTGGTCGACCCTGAGCACGGAGTGGAGGTGGTCGGCGCCGAGTTCGACGGACAGCGGCGGCTTCGAAGAATGGATCATCGGGTGCTCCCGGTCTTGCGGTGACGGCCCTGCGGCCGAGGAGAGGGGGGAAGGTGGCCCGTACGGGCCCAATGCGGGACGCGCTGCGGGGCGGTGGGCTTCACGCGCGGCACGGGCTTCGGCTCGCTGGTCAACTGCCACAGGAACTGGCCGACCCACATCGCGGCGAACGCCAACCCGAGGTAGATGACCGCGTGGAGCGTGCACCAGCCCCACAGCACGTGCATCACGGGGCGGCACCGTGGACCCGGACGACGTGGCCGTGAAGCTCCTCCTCGGCCGACCCGTCATTCACGTGCCAGACGGACGTGCGCCAGCCGCACGCGCCGCAGGTGCGGGACACCTTGGCGTCGTGTCCGTGGACCGGGCCGCCACCGAACGGGTTCAGCTCCGAGAACTCGCCGTTACAGTCGTCGGCCTCGCACTCGTACGGGTCCGCTCCGGGCTCGTCACACCGGCATTTGGCGGCGGGCTTGTCCTCGCGGAGGGCTTGCGTCGGCGCGATCCGCCGCGTGATCCCATCCGCCTCCGGCAGCCCCTGACGGAACGACCGGACCACCTCACGGACCTGCACGACCGCCTCATCGATCGGGCGGACGTCCGTCGCCATCCCCAACGTGTGCAGCAAGTTGCCCAGGCTGACCGCGTCGAGCCGGTCGACCCACGCCAGCGGCTCGGCCTCCAACTCGGCGACCCGGGCACGGAGCCGCGCGGACTCCGCGTGCTCCCGCTTCAGCTCCTCGACCGCGCGCTCAGCCACACCGACCGCGTCCGTCGACACCGACGCCATATCCGCCGCCGTCTCCGGCGTCATCAGCAGACCCGCCGACTCCAGAGCCAGCGCAATCCCCGCTGGCGTCCGGTTCTGCTCCAGCGCCGCCAGGATCACCCCGGCCGCGCCGTTCACCCGCTGCGTGTTCACGCGGCCACCGCCTCAGCGTGAACCGGCAGCGCCACGACGACCTCGACCGGCACGTCCCGCCACACGGCGTTCAGCACATGACGGCGCATCGTCCGTCCGAGGTGCTCGTAGCTGTTCGCCTCGTGCACGTCCCCACCGAGCACGCCCTGATAGGCGAGGAGCCCCGCCAGGGAGTCGGTGTGCACGAACCCGCGCAACTCCGAGATGACCGAGCCGATCGACCAACCAGCCTCCGGCAGGTCGGGGTGCTCCTTGAGGAGCTGCACCAGCGCAGTCGCCGCGCTGATCTGGGTAGAGTTGACCATCGGTGGCCTCTCCTTCATCTGGTTCGTAGGGGCGCCGAGTCGTGGGGTCGCCGGGCCGGGAAGCTGTGGCGGCCCTTCGGCGCGAGTGGGGTCAGTTGGTGGCGAGCGCCGGCTTCGCGGCGGCCTTCTTGCGGCGCGGCCGGTAGCCCGAGGTGGTGCTGCGGCGGCCGGCCCGCTTGTCCTTGCGGTTCGCCAACTCGCCGGCGATGACGGCGAGGTCGGAGTCGCTGAAGATCAGGCGGTTGCCCATGCGGTGGCAGGGCCAGCCGAGCTTGTTCACGCCGTCGCGGAGGACCTTCTCCCCCGTGGTGGTCTCGTCGTCCTTGTCGCGGAAGCGGAGGCGGACGGCGGCTTCGGCGACGGTCCAGAAGTTCTCCAGGACCGGTTCAGCCGGGGTCTTCCGGGTGCGGGCGGGGGTCGCCTTCGTGGCGGGCATGGTCGTCCTTTCCGTGTTGCTCCTCGGGTGGGGCGAGGAGCCTGCGGTCGTCTCGCTGGATCTGCAGGGCGGTGCGCAGGCGCTTGTAGGTGGGGGGCCGCATCTCGCGCCGTACGCCGTTCTCCAGCTGGCTGAGGTAAGGCCCGCTGATTCCGGCCTGGGCGGCGCACTCGTCCCTGAGGAGTCCGAGCTGCTTGCGGCGGGTGCGGATTGCCGCCCCGTCCACCGGGATGGTGGGTTGGGGTCTCTCCATGGCCTGAAGGTAGCACCCGAATCTAGACGTAACTAGACGTACGCATGAGTAACTTACAGATGCATATAGATGGCCATAGCTTCGCGCCCGGAAACCGGCCAGTCACCCTGCGCATCGGGCCATGCACACAGATGCGTATAGCGGTAGCTGGAGGTAGCTGCCATCATGTCGACATGGCGCCAACCAGCGATCAGACCAACCGACACCTTCAGCGACTTGCTGCCCTGGTGTCGCAACGTCGCGCCCAGCTGAGGCTGAAGAAACAAGAGGCGGCCGCAGTCTGCGACATCGCCTACATGACGTACTGGAAGATCGAAGACGGCCAGAGCGTCAGAGCGTCGACCTACTCCAAGCTCGAAGTCGGCTTTGGCATGCGCGCCGGCTCGTGCAAGGCGGTCCTCGACGGCGCCGCCGACAGCGTTGTCCTTGAGGACGGCACGGAGTTGATCGAGGGCGGGCAGATCGCGCGCGTCGACACCGAGTCGTTGAGCGATGGCATCCCGGACGCGG